CTACTACACGATTCACAAATATATTCTCTAATACATTGAATTTCTATTTCATCTATTTTTTCCAGTAAATTTTTATTATTTAATAATTTTTCCGCATTTATTTCAACCCAAGGTTCCGGTCTATTTTCTTCACTTGTTTTATTTCTATAACAAATTTCAAAAATACATATTATATTTTCATTTTCAATTAACGCCACATCAGCTCTTTTTTTTGAATCGTTATAATTAAATTTATATTCTATAATTGCTCTTGAATTTTCACGATAACTCTTTTCATCAACTTTAATAAAATTATCTTTACAAGAACACTTATCACATTTTCTATAAAAACTTATTATATTTTTATTATCTAATAAAGTTTTCATTAACATTTTTGCGTCTTTATGAATTTGTGTTTCATTTGGTTTATCATAATAAAAACAAGGATTATTTGATTTTTTATGTGCGTAATGTGGTTGTTTTATTTTACCATTTCTGAAAATTACATTATTATCACAAGAAGGACATTTATAATTACTTTTACGATTAGCTATTCTTGGATATTCATAATTATTTGTTTCCTTATTTATAGCACCCATAGAAAAATGATTAGACATTATATTATAATAACTATGGTAAAATATTTAAGTAAGTATAAAAAATAATATTGCGAATATTCCAAACCCAAAGAAACATTTATAAATTCAAACAAAAAATATAATATTCATTTTTAATATTATATTTATACATTTTTAATTAAAACCCGATATTGTAACCATCGTCGCAAATATCATTGGTTGTCTCTTTTTGAATATTCGCAATATTATTTTGGATTGAAATATCAGCCTTTGAGCATTCACTTTTACCCTTGTGTTTCTCAAATCTCTCCCCAATAGATTTGTCTGTATCTGTAATATTAACATCAAATGCATCAAGTTTCTCCATTTCATTCATATCGAGAATAACTTGGAATGCACCTGTTCCATAATTACCATACTGACCGGTCATAACGTTTGCCGATACACCACGCATATGGTCAAATTCACCATGTCGTGCTGCAGTCAACATTACTTCTGTATGAACCTCAAAGGTTGCTTTCGCTATAGGACCTACATTATCATTTAATAATCCAGAACGGAATATAGGAACCATATTTTGGTTGCAAGTCATACGATCACATAGCAATCCTAAGTGATGATAATTAATATATACACCACTAAATTCCATCACATCCATCATTTCGTGATAAATCATTTGTCTTGCTGCTTCAATGCCGAGAATATTAAACACTTCTCTGATATCATTACTAATAGTTCTAGATGGGTCCACATAATCCAATGCTAGTGCATCCAATAGATTGGTTCCGGTTGTATCAAGAACCCAAATATCATTCTTAACATATTTACCATCTTCTTTTTTAATGGACATTTCTTTTTCACCGGCAATAGAGAACATACCCTTTTTGATAACAGGCATAGCGTCTACTTTTTTTACAGAATTTTGAATTTTACGGGCAATTACATTTTGAATTTTATTAACACCACGAAGAACAATGTTATTCAATAATGTTTCTTGGAAATTATTCAACATGTAAATATCATCTGACTGATCTAGTGTTTCTGCAACACCCTTCTTTTTACCTTTACTTAAAATAGAACTATTCACGCGAATTCTAAATACAAGATTATCATTGTTATAATCAGAATAAACACATGTTATATCATTACCATAATGACTATTAGTGATTGCGAAATTAATATCATCAGTTGTTATGTTTTTATCCAACATACTTTCTTGATCAAGTTCAATGCGAACAATCCATTTTGATTGTGAAACTGAAGCTTTGTCGGTAACATCTACAGGATCAAGACAATCCGTAATTAATTTCTCAAACTCATAAAACTGTTCCATAAGTAATTGATCTTCGACGATTCTAGTAGATTTCGATGTGGGTTCAAAATGAATTTGAACAGATTTAGTAATATCAACTAATCGTGTATGTTCCATCATGGTAGCATATATAGTGGCCTTTTCTTGTTCAGATTCTTCAATAGGTTTTAAATAAACAGTTAATGAAGGATGTTTGGGGTTCTTTGTTAAACGAAGTATTTCCTCAATACGCGGAACACCACGAGTTACGTTCGATTTACTCGAAACACCAGCTAAATGAAATGTATTCAATGTAAGCTGTGTAGTAGGTTCACCGATAGACTGTCCTGCAATTACGCCGACCATTTCGCCAGGATGAACAATTGCTTCGCGGTGTTTCAATGAAATCGTTTCGAGAAGAACAATAAGTGCCTTTCTATGAAAACGCTTATTAATTAGCAATTCACGAGGATTCAAGTAGAAGTAATACATCACCTTAAACAATGTGGTCAATGGTGCATAGGATAGTTTATTCATTTTTTCATAGTTTTCTTCAATCAGTTCAAATGCTTCTAATGGAGTAATATCAACAACACTATTTTGATTTAATCCCATCTGCCCTTGAATATTTACGATAATATTTTGAAATGAAACAGGCATTGAAATAGAATTCTCATTTTTGTATTTGAATACATTTTTTACCACTAATTCTCGATATTCCAACATCCTTGTGATATATTCTCTACACTTACCACGTGTATCAACTCTTTGTTTTTTAATACGTGAGATAGCACCTCTCGTATAAACACTTAATAGTTCAGAGGTTTGGTCGTTAATACCAGTGATATCATAATGCATATAAATATCTTCGACACTCATACCAACAAGAGGAATGACCTGGTTTTCTACACGAGTTGTATCAAAACTATCGTCACCATAGGTAAATTGAATAATTTTTCCTTTGTTATTACGAACAGTTCCGTCATATTCAACTTTTAGATCTTCTAGACCCTTAATCAATCTTCGTTGAATATAACCTGTCTGGGATGTTTTGACTGCTGTATCAATAAGACCAACACGGCCACCCATAGCGTGGAAGAACAATTCAGGAGCAGTCAAACCAGATATATATGAATTCTCAATAAATCCACGCGCACCCGGGCTATCATTATATTTGTGAAAATGGGGCAATGTTCTACCATCAAACCCATATGGAATACGTTTACCATCCACACTGGTTTGTCCTAAACAAGATATCATTTGTGCGATATTGGTAGGATTACCCTTTGAACCAGAATTAACAATGATTAGGAAACGATTATTTGGGTCAAGACTATCACGCCCAATTTTACCGGCTTCATCTGTGGCCTTGTTTAGAATATTTCCTACGTGTGTTTCAAATTCAGTAATATTAGAACGTGCTGTATTGTTTTCAAACACACCGAGATGAACCTTATCAATTAACTCTTGAACCTCTGCTTTTTGTTTCGCAATAATAGTGAGAATTTGTGTCTGTGTCGTCTTATTAGCAATCAAATCACTGATACCAACACTATATGCACTGGTTTTAAGATATTCGGTTACAATATTTTGTAAATTATCATTGAAATTAACGCAAGCCATGTTTCCGAAATCATTATTAATACGATGAAGCATACCTTTTGTAGTAGAACCTATGACTGATTTATCCAATTGTCCGCGAATAAATTTACCGTTTCTAACCTCGAATACATTGGGTGTAGTTGCGAAATCATCTCCATCTTTGAATTTCTTTGTCTTGTAAACCATAGTCATTGGTGGTATAATTTGCGATAATACATCAAATGAACGCAATGTTTTCTTCTCACTCAATGCCGCGGTATCTACATGAGGAAACATCATTAAGAGGTTCATTGCCTCACGGTGTGTAAAATTAACGTTTTCACGTGTTAATCGATAAGAACCGAGAAGAGAATCTTGATAAATACCAATAATAGGTGAATTACTCGCAGGACTAATCGTGCAATATGGGATCGCGGCCAAACAACGCAACTCAGTTTCAGCCAACACATTTTGGGGCATATGCATATTCATTTCATCACCATCAAAATCCGCATTGTATGGTTTGGTATCACCAACATTCATACGAAACGTATCACCCGCCTTCATTACTTTTACAATATGACACATCATAGACATTCTGTGAAGACTGGGTTGTCTGTTAAATAAAACTGCATCTCCATCCATCATATGTCGATGGACAATATCACCATTATATAGATCGATTGTTTCGCGATCAACGTTTCTAAGCGAAATGTTCTCACCTGTTTTTCGCTCTAGTATTTTAGCACCAGTTTCACCGTTAGGTCCACCATCTGGCCCATTTTGAACAAGTTTTGTAAGGAAATCGCGATTTCGGTCATTCACGACAACCGGCTTTGTAATATTCATTGCGATTTTAAGTGGAACACCTAGTTGTTTTACTGATAAATTCGGATCACCTGTAATGACTGAACGAGCACTAAAATCAACACGTTTTCCCATAAGATTACCACGGATACGACCATTCTTCGAATTCAATCTACCCATAATACAATTTAACGGACGTCCTGAACGCTGGGCCATTGGTGCAACTCCTTTGATTTTATTATTCGCAATCATAGCAACCGAATGTTGTAAAATGGTATACCAACCTTCAGTTACATTCGCATTTGAATCTGGATTGGCTAATTTTTCACGTAAAATACTATTATATTTAATAATACTTCTGTAAATATGAGTTAAATCATCTTCACTTCTCTGTTGAGCATCGTGTTTAACAGATGGTCTTACAGCAGGTGGTGGAACTGGGAGAACTTCCCAAATCATCCAACTTGGTCTAGACCAGATAGGACTAAAACCCATAAAGTTAATATCATCATCTGATATACGTTTAAAGATTTTTAAAATATTTTCAGCAGTCATTTTTTTTGTTACTCTATTATTATCATCATCACTTGTATCAAGATTATCCCAAATAGCACAAATAGTAGACATTCCTTCCAATTTAATTTTATCAGGTTGTTTACAACCACAACCGTCTTCTGTTTGTTCACCACAGCGTTTAATAATTTTCGATGTAAGAGCAGTTACATAACTCCATCTATCAGAACTACTCCAACTAAGAATATGTTTGTGTTGATTTTTATTAATCAATAATTTACTACATTTAAAACATACTGAACGGGATATTTTTAAAATATCTTTCATATTTTGTATGGAAAACACAGGTCTAGCCAGTTCAATATGACCAAAATATCCTGGAGTATCAATATAAGTCATACCATCTGTCGGACAAATAAGACCAGGTTCAAGAACACCCATTCTAGGGTCAAATAGACCTCCTACAACCGGCTTATTGTTGTTATATGTATCGCCCGACGTTATTTCAACAACGGAGTTTGTTCGAATTTCTTCTGGAGATAACATACTAAATTGGATACCAATAATTCTTGATGGATTTTCATAATTGTCTTTACCGGAACGTTTAGACATCGTTAATATAATATAATTGGGTATATTTTATATTGTTTCATATCTAATTGATCTAAATCAATTTTATTCAATCATATATATTTTAAAAAAAGGTAATAAAGTGTTGTGTATATTATTATTAACATGCCGGGTAAATCGAGTGATAAAAAGTACAATACACGCAGCCAAAAAAAACGCCGTAAGGAGGACACAGATTCTTCTGATGATGATGACGATGACTCTTATATTATATATACAGACGATGACGATAATTTTGAAAGTGAGTCTGAAACAGACTCAGACTATGTTCCAAAAACACGGAAAAAAAAAACTGCTAAAGTAAAAGACAGTGATGATGATGATTCTGAAGAAGATGAAATAGAATATGATATTGAAGAAGATGATGATGATGGATCAATTATTAATCCACGTGAATTGCGAAAAACAATTGCTACACTTTTCCCATCAAATTATATTAATGAAAAAGTAAAAAATGACGAAAAACGAGAGAAAAAGAAATTGAAGAATAAAAAAATCGTTAAGAAAATCAAGAAAAAAGACAAGCGTAAAAAAAAACGTAAAGAAGAGAGTGATACTGAAGATGAATCCGAAACCGATGATGACGAGTGTGATTTGGAATATTATGAAGATGAAGATGAAGATGAAGATGAAGATATGCAAGTAAAAGATTTTAATGTTTTGTTTTCAGCTCTTGTTGGAGGAGGACAAAATGAAGAAGAAATACAAGACCAAAAAGCACTCGAAGATGATCGTAACGAAGAATGTAATAGTGATGATGAAAAAAACTTCATGCGTGAGAATTATGAGATGATTCGTATTCCATCTGGTATTATTAAAAAAGAGTTGAAAAAGAAACAAAAGAAAAAGCGAAATATATCTGAAAAAACAGATACATCTGAAACTGCAGATGCCGAAACAGAATATAAAAACTTGACTGAACTAAAAAAGTATCTTTCCGAACAGTTGGAGAAACATCCAAATAATAAAATATTATTAAAAGCGGTTGATGAATGCAGAGAAACAATAAAAAAATTGGTGAAAAAATCCCGTCTTAAGAATGCTACTAAATATTATAAAATGATAAATGGTGAAGACGAGAAAAAAACTGGTGAAATTGATTATTTTAAAAAGCAATTGTCCAACAAGGAACAGTTGCGTGTTATTAAAGAATTAAAAGATATTAACGAACATATTAGTATTAAAAAGCCATATCGTCTTACTTTATTGGATAGTAATATCCCTCCAAAGTTCAAGGCAACTGTAATGCAAAAAGTGAACATGTTACGTTCTATGGAGGTAGGTGATCCTGAATATTTTAAATTAAAAACGTGGGTTGATGGATTTATGCGAATTCCGTTCGGTCTTCAAAAAAATTTAGATGTTCATATTTCTGACGGCATCGATAAATGCAGTGATTTTATGGAAAATGCTAAAAAAACATTAGATGAATGTGTGTATGGTCTAAATGATGCTAAGATGCAGATTATGCAAATGATTGGACAATGGATTACAAATCCACAGGCACTTGGAACAGCCATCGCCATTCAAGGTCCACCTGGAACCGGTAAAACATCACTTGTAAAAGAAGGAATTAGTAAAATTTTAGGAAGAGAATTTTCATTTATCGCATTAGGTGGAACAGGGGATGCTAGTTCATTGGAGGGTCATGGATATACGTATGAAGGAAGTCTTTGGGGGCGCATAGTACAGATATTGATGGATAGTAAATGTATGAACCCGGTAATTTATTTCGACGAATTGGATAAAGTAAGTGATACCCCTAGAGGTGAAGAAATCATTGGTATTTTGACCCATTTGACGGATACTTCTCAAAACAATCAGTTTCACGATAAGTATTTTTCAGAAATCCATTTTGATCTAAGTAAATGTCTATTTATTTTTAGTTATAATGACGAATCCAGAATTAACCCGATCTTACGTGATCGTATGTATAGAATTATTACAAAAGGATATGAGAAAAAAGAAAAGAAAATTATAGCACGCGACTTTCTTTTACCAAAAATTCGCGAACAAGTAGCATTCAAATCAGATGAACTAATTATTCCAGATGAAACACTTGATGAAATTATTTCAAATGAAACAATTACACAGGGAGAAGAAGGTGTAAGAAATTTAAAAAGATGTTTAGAGATTATTCACACAAAACTCAATTTGTTTCGACTAATGAAACCGGAAAAGAATATTTTTTCAAAGGATTTGGATATGGAGGTCACATTCCCAATTACAGTTACAAAAGAGCATATTAAGAAATTGGTGGAGTGCGACAAACCAATCAATCAAAGTTTATTGGCCCTCTATGTGTAAGGGAACCTGGGTTCCCTTAAGATCCCTCCTCTCATAAGGTGGATCGCCCCCCTTAAATAAAAAATGGTAAAAACATATTAAATATACTTCGATAAGTATATTTAATATGGATAACGATACAGTCGATAATATGATTGAAATAAAAAATATACTCATTTCAAGTGAAAAAAATGAAGAAATAAATGCGATACTTAAAAAAGTAGATGAATTTTTATTGAAACATTGTCGACACGAAATAGTCGATGATTTAATAGATATTGATCCCGATCGATCAAAATCTATCCAATATTGTGAAAAATGCTATATAACATTTAATTAAGCTTTGCAACCAGGTCCGCCGCAAAGTGGTTGATTACCACCACGTGTTTTCAATAATTCAATTTGTCTATCATCAAGACATAAATAACCCTGGGAATTGCTTAATCCACTTGATTTTTTCATACATTCTTCACTCAATCCACCCTTAGCATCAGAGTAGATTTCAATCTTATCACAAGCACCTTGAGGTCCAAAAAGTCCATTCATGTTTGAAACACGCTGGGCAGTAGGTTCAGCTGCATTGCTATTGATAAGATGTCTATCTTTAACATCCATTGTTTTACCTTCGGGGTAACTTGCGTAATTAATAGGCCTAAATCCTTCGTCAGCTTTGGCGTATTTTGGGTGAGAATTGTAAGGAAGAACATTTGAACATCCAGCACATGTTGTTAATACTACTACAATGGCTAAACCAATGAGTATAACTAATAATCCAGTTGATAATTTTCCACCTTTTTGCATTTTATTTATATATATGTAGATGAGAAATTCTATTTTTGTTTATTCTTTTTTTCTACATAAGGAACCGTTTTTTTATCCAACTCTGTTAATGATTTATATAATTTTTGCAATGGCGCAGTGTATGGTTTTAATAAAGGGTTTACAATAGAATCTTGTATTTGAATACGCAATTGGGCTAACTGCTCGGGAAGACCCTTTATGGATTCTACAACATAATCAGGAGCATTATTAATATTGCGCAAAATATCTTCCAAATTTCCTAAATATTTTGACGCAATTAAATTAGTAACTGTAGTAATTTTTTCAATTTCTTTAATAGAATTTTCATTAAATTCTTTGTTTCGTGTTAAATTATCTTCGATTTTTTTATCTGCATTTGATATTTTTTCTTTATTTTTTAGTGTCGTTTCACGCACACCCTCACGTTGTTTGGTATTATCATTAAATTTAGAAACAATGTTATAATATAATTTTTTCATTTCAATAAATTTAGGATCCAATAGAATTAAATTTGAATTATCATTACGACAAGGCTGTCCATAATAATACATAGGATCGCAATATTCAATACGTTTATAATATTCATATTTAAAAACCCAAAACAATATGATGGTAAAAATAACAAACATTATTATTACTAATACCGCTGCGAAATATTCGGGTCTATTAAATGAGAAATAATCAATAGGTATATATTCGTATTTCATTATTATAATATATAATACGGTTTTAACGTCTTATATATTCTGAATTAATTTAGGTTTTTACAGTATTTATCGCACCATCTTTAATATAATTTCCTAATACAAATGACCCACCCAACTTTGATATTGTGTCTCTTAATTTCGCTATGTTCTTCTGAATAGAAACCCCTAAACTATTTGATTCTATATATTTCTTAGGAACTTCTGTTTGTACTTTATTGGTTAATCTAGATGCATTGCTATCTAAACGGGAATTGACTGTTTCTAAATTCATTGATGAGGATTGGATATCATTCATTACAGATGATATTAGTTCTCCTTGCGAATTCTTCATATATTGTTCAAACTTCGTTTGAGGATTTTCACCAAATAAATAAGCATTTGTTATTACACTAATTCTATTTTGATAATCTGTAAAATTTGCATAGACGTATGCGAATAATATACCTATTAACATTAATCCAAATAAAAGAAAAATCATGATTGCTTGCCCCCATCGCATAAATTGGAAAGTATTTGGAGGAATAAAATATCTTTTTAATATTGTTTCTATATTCTCATCTTTGTTTGTTTCTATTTTTGTATTTACTTTTATATCTTCTGATTCAGGCATAATATAGTATTCTCTTATATATTATAAAGACTTCAAAATATATAAAAAAGAACGGTTATATTGCTGTATATAATGAACTCCAAATTGTCCGACGATGAGCGACTTAATTTAAAACAAATGATGTCTGAAATGGAGTATGTTGATAATACAGAAACTATACGTAAACTGAAACATAGTATTAAAATTAGAGATAATATTCGAAAATTAGAAGATTTAAAACGTGAATATTCTGGTATGCGTGTATCGTCCCCTGAACAATTTTTTAATATTGTTATCGTTGAATGTAAGTTTTTGTATGATAATTATACAGATATTTTTAGACGTTTAATGAAGGATGAGATTAATATTGAAATTATGTCTAAATTGTTGATTGTTTTAAAGCTTATCGAAGAAGGGCATTTAGATCAACAGGATGGTTCTGTACGTGTAGGTAGATTGTTAAAAGAATTATATCTAGATTCGGCTGTAAAACGGGCTGATGCACTCGATAAAGAACACGAAAAAGATAAGCCTACTATTAATAATGGTACAACCATATCCTGGAAAAAATTTAAACAAGCTGGTATGCCTGGTGAAATTTTAAATCGTTAAACATGCTTCATAAATATATCGGCAAAATCTGTTTGTCGTTTTTTGTTTTCATCTAATAGCATAACACCCATAGCAGCGTAATTATGCAAATCCATTAATGTATCACGAATACCTTCATCGTCTACCAAATTTACACCATTCTTTGTTATAGACAAAGAACGTTGTATTTTATCTTCAATGCGCATTAATACGCCAATTACACCAAACTTCGCAAAAGCATCTCCGTAATCTTGGTTTTTTTTTTTGAACATTTCAAGTGCATTTTGTTGCACGGTTTCCATATCTTTAACGCGATCCATGGTATATTTTTATATAAAATACTACGTTTATATGTTTTCGTTTTATTATTTTTGAAATTTTTTTTTACCATCATAATATACCGATGAACGACAATAAAGCGAAATTTGAGATATACAAAGGAAAAGGATTACAAATAAAACAAAAAAAAACAAATACCCCAAAAGTTTTTGTTTTTGATCTCGATGAAACAATTGGTTCCTTTTCTGACCTGTATATTTTATTCAAATGTATTGAAAGTATGAATGATATGTTTAATAAACAACTCTATAATAATGATGAAGAATTATTATTCAATTTATTAGATGAATTTCCAGAATTTTTTCGATACGGCATTTCTGTTTTATTTAAATACTTGAATGAGAAAAAAAAAACATTTAAAAATGTACATATTTATATTTATACAAATAATACTTGCCTTCCAATTACATGGACATCAATTATTATAAAATATATTGAACATAAATGGAAACTATCATTATTCGATAATATTGTTCGTTGTTTTAAAATTAATAATAAAATCATTGAATATAAACGCACAACCACTGAAAAAACTTTTATTGATTTATTTCGTTGTATTAAATTATCATATAATACTGAATTATGTTTTATTGATAATGCATTATTTCCAAAAATGCAACATAGACACGTTTATTACTTGCGTCCAAAACCATATTATCATTATGTTAATCGTGAAAATATCATCAATCGTTTTATATTATCAACTGTTGGACAACAAATATGTTATAAATTGAATATATTATCTGACCAATTGTTTACCAATATGCATACATGGTATACAAAAAATAATTATTCATTTGATACATTTGTAAAATCAAATACTGAAATGGAAATTGATATACAAGTGTCCAAGAAATTACTCCAGCATTGTCGATTATTTTTCTATATGTCTACACGAAAACTAAATACTAGAAAAAAAAGAAAGCTAGCCATTTTAAATAAAACAAAAAAAATTCGTTAATATAAATTATACGGTATCTTTTATTTGTAAAATTAATAATTCATCTGCGGTTAATTTTTGAAATGTTATACAATCATCAAATTTATACTGGATAAATATGTTTTTATTTTTACATAAAATATGCGTACCATTGTCTAAAAATTTTACATCTACTACTATTCCACCATTTGTTAATTTGTTGTTTCTTAACCATCGAATATGTTTTCCTTTGTGTATATGATAAACATGTTCTATTAATCGATAATGTAAAAGACTATTGCTATATTTATAAATAATTTCATTCTCTATGTTTTTACTTTGTAATGTATCTATCACTTCTTTCGATATTGTTTTTAACGAATGTTCTCCAATATAGTTATTATCAACATTTTCAGCCGACTCCAATATTGTTTGTATATTAATTTCGGATTGTAACTCAGGATGGTTTTTTGCGTATTCGATTAATTGATCCATATATAAATATAAACAACAATTATATATTTATATATATTATTTTAAACAATAGAACCCTTAAGATCCTTCCTATAATAATACCATTTTATTTTTCATAAAATTCATAATCTCGTTTTCTTTGAAATATTCAACTACATAATTAGTAAATTCGTCATTAAATAATAGGTAAAATGCACTCGCAAATATTAATGTTCTATCATTTTTATTACAAGTCATTTGTTTTCGCAATGGATTAAAACGCACCATTAATACTAATGCTATAAATAACTGTATAATTATTGATAAATAACGAGTATATTCAGGATTAATATAGGAAATCCCAATAATAGCTATGATATACGATATATATAGTAATATTATTAACATATGATATACTGGTGCCGAAAAATAATCAACCAATGAATCTATAAAATTTGCTGCCGCATTTATTAAATATTTCATTATATATTATCTATATATATATTTATACTAAACTTGTATTGAGTTGGTTCGATACCTGTATAAACGTTGTGCATTTCGCCATTTGCTTTATTGATAATGCATTCACATATGTACAAGTACTTCTCAATCCGCCCAAATAATCTTGGACTGTATTTACCAACGGACCCTTATACTTGATTTTTAATTCACGACCTTCAGAAGAACGATATTCAGCCATTTTACCATAATGCTTATCCATTGCTCGTTTTGAACTCATTCCATAAAATTTTTTCACTTTTACCCCATTTTCTTCTTCTATTTCACCTGGATTTTCATCATGACCTGCAAATGCACTTCCTACCATTACAAAATCAGCCCCTCCACCAAACGCCTTCGCCATATCTCCAGGACAAGTAATACCACCATCACCTATAATTAAACCTCCTACACCATGGGCTGCGTCTGCACATTCAATAATTGCAGACAATTGAGGCATTCCAACACCTGTTTTAAGACGGGTTGTGCACGCTGCGCCAGGTCCAATACCAATCTTTACAATATCTACTAATCCATCCAGTATTAATTCCTCAACCATTTCACGTGTTACTACATTTCCTGCGACAATACGTTTTTCAGGAAAAGACTTTCTCGCAAGTTTGCAAAATTCAACCAATCTACTAATATATCCATTCGCTATATCAATGCAAATCCAATTACAATCGATTACTTGAAATACTTGTTGTAAATGTTCAATTGAATATTCGCCTATTCCTGTAGAAACCATAAAATAATCCGGATCTATATTATAATGATCCTTAAAATATCGATAATCGTCAACTGTATAAAATTTGTGTAGTGCAGTTACTATTTTATGCTGCGAAAGACATTGGTATACATCAAATGTTCCTGTAGTATCCATATTTGCTGAGATAATAGGCACTCCTTCCCATGGTAATGTCGAATATTTAAATTTGAATGGTCGTAAAAGACTCACCTGTGAACGACTATTTATGGTAGATCGTTTAGGACGAATTAAAACATTTGAAAAATCGAGCTTCATACCATATTCGATTTTATTCATGGATACAAAGTATAAACATATTTATAAAAATATATTTATATCGATTTCTTTTATTATTCATTAGATATTCACTTTTTCGTTCTTTCTGAAAGACTTAACCATACGATCGGTCTCCATTCTACATAGCATTTTGGTTCTTCATTTGTAGGTAATCCTGGAAGAACTACTTGCAATATATAATAAACAACATCTCGCATTTTGTTCATATGTATATCATCCATTGGCTTTTTGTATTGAAAATACATATTAAACATATCGATTGCCTTTTGAGTAGGCTTATCTTTATTTGGTCCTTTTTCAATGAAAAAATCTTTTATAAATGCATCAACTTCATCATTTAATGTTGTCGCAGTACTGTTTTGTTCTATATCTGTTATAGGATATCCATCTATTTCAGCAGATCCTATAATTACAGTATTTGAATAACCCGGCATTCTTTGTATATTACCTGAACTAAAGTTATTGGGGTCATTCTCTTCTGAACCGTATATAATTGTATTTGAATTAGTTGAACCGTCAGTCCCATCATTACCTGAATTATTTTTATTTTCGTCTTCATTCCATTTACTCATAATATCCGCTAAACAGCTACTTGGACATCCTATACCACACGAGTTCATATTGTCGTTAGAACACGTCCCTCCATCCGTGGATGATCCTAATGTTCCATTCAATCCATCTGTTCCTGGACCACCTGACCCGATTACAGACGAACCGTCTTCGCCATTATTTTGATAATCAGATGAATTAAAATTCGAAGTGTATCTATCTTTGAATGCTTGGCCCTTATACATTAAATATGTCGGTGTGGGTTGAAATAATAAGTTAAATGTGCCCATTCCACTCCATTTTATAGGAGGCCAATATTGTTCTGGTGTAGGATTTTTTATGCTTTGTATATTTGGAATGACTATATTTAAAATATAATAACCAATATCAGTTAATTTGCTTTTATTTTCTCGTGTAACGTTTCCTTTTCCGTCATCATCACCAATACATATTTTTGTATAATCAGCCATTGTATTTGTATAAGGTTTTCCTCTTTTATCAAAATACACGTTTATATAACGGTCAATCATAGCATCTAATGTTTCGCCGAAATATGGAGGAGAAGGTTTAAATTTATATGACGGTTGGTTCAATTCAGGATGTATCACTGGACGAGGCAATGTTCGTGCTCCTTCACGTATTGGTTCTTTAAAACAATAATTTATTATTAAATGTCCAAGAAAACATATAATTATTAAATACAAAATACTGGTAAATATTATTTCATTCATACTTATATTATTTCTATATTAAAATAATATATAAATAATTATAATTATTCTATTAATGATTGCTAATAAATATTCTATAATTTCTAAAATAGGAGAAGGGCAATTTAGTAATGTATATAAAGGAAAATACAATAGAACTAATGAATTGGTTGCTATAAAAACTGAAACTATCGAAACCCCTATACCATTATTAAAACACGAAACACGCATATTAAATTATATTAATTCTAAACATTCATCATTTGTTCCGTTTGTTTATTGGTATGGATTATATGAACATTTACCAACATTAATTATGCCTCTTTACGATTGTTCTTTGGAAGATTATTATAATAATAGATCAATGTCCAAGAAAGATTGTTTGTTGGATATATTAAAAATCATTGAAATACTAAGTTTTATCCATGAATGTGGGGTTTTACATTGCGATATTAAACCGGACAATTTTATGATAAAACAAGATAATATATATTTAATCGATTTTGGACTATCATATATCTATGTTGATGAAAATTTAAAACCATTTCCTAGAAAAAACGACACTATTTTTATTACGGGTACGCCTAAATTTATTAGTTTAAACATACATAACGGCTTATCACCCTCAAGACGTGATGATCTAATTTCGGCAATTTATATTTATATTTATTTTATAAACAAAAAGAAATTATTGTGGTTAAATGTCCAAGATAAACAAGATGGTTATAGTCCAAATCATATAAATCATTTTAAAAACCAAGAAAGAAAACGGTTGAAAATGGAATATTATGAACATTTAAACGCGAAATGTATTGAGAAAAAAATACTCAATCATTTAATAACGACTAATTTCAATGAAAAACCTCTTTATCACTGGATGCTTTCACTTTTACAAGAAGAAATATACAAATATGATATATGTTAAAATATTGTCCAAGAGAAATTGTGCGATTAATTAAGTCTTATATCTATGTGAATTGCGGTGAATGTAATTTAGAGTGCATTTATTCCGAAGGTCTTACCGATATAACCACTATTTATTATCGGGCTATTTTTAATGATGATTTTCCATTTCCGCGTATTTATAAATCATATAAATTTATTTGTAACAAATGTCTCGATAATCTTAAAAAGGAATATATTAAACCTTTATAAATGATATAAAAAATTATTTAAAGATCTATCTTTAAATAAGACCATATGACAAATTATTGTATTGGTATTGATTTAGGTACTACCTATAGTTGTGTAGCTGTTTGGCAAAACAACAATGTTGATATTATTGCGAATGATCAAGGAAATCGTACAACCCCCTCCTATGTTGCTTTTAATGAAAATGAACGAATCATTGGTAACGGTGCGAAATCTCAATCTGTTCAAAATTATGAGAATACAGTATTTGATGCGAAACGTTTGATTGGTCGTTCATTTACCGATACTACTGTTCAATCAGATATTAAACATTTTCCATATAAGGTGGTAGCTGACAGTCAAAATAAACCCGTTATTCAAGTAAAATATAAAAACGAATTGAAAACATTCCAACCAGAAGAAATTAGTTCCATGGTTTTAGTTAAAATGAAGGAAATTGCTGAAGCCTATGTAGGGTGTCCTATAATGGATGCTGTTATTACTGTCCCTGCCTATTTTAATGATTCACAAAGACAGGCAACAAAGGATGCAGGTGTTATAGCCGGATTGAATGTTATGCGTATTATTAATGAACCGACTGCAGCAGCAATCGCATATGGTTTAGAAAAAAAATCAGATTGCGCGGGACAAGAACGTAATGTTTTGATATACGATTTGGGTGGTGGAACATTTGATGTTACTTTATTGACGATTGAAGATGGTATTTTTGAAGTAAAAGCCACTGCGGGCGATACTCACTTGGGTGGAGAGGATTTCGATCGACGTATGATTGAATATTGTATTCAGGATTTTAAACGCAAACATAAACGTGATATTTCTCAAAATAAAAAAACAATATGTAGGCTACATAATTCTTGTGAAACGGCCAAGAAAACATTATCATCATCTACGGTTGTAAGCATTGAAATAGACTCATTGTTTGAAGGTATTGATTATGCAGGGAGTATTACTCGAGCAAAATTCGAAGATATTTGTTCGGATTTGTTTAAAAATACATTTGATCCTGTAGAAAAAGTTTTACGTGATGCTAATATGGCTAAAAATGATATTCACGATATTGTTCTAGTAGGCGGTTCAACGCGTATTCCAAAAATTCAAGCACAATTAAGTGATTATTTTAATGGAAAATCATTATGTAAAAGTATTAATCCTGACGAAGCTATAGCGTATGGTGCAGCAGTACAAGGAGCTATTTTAACGGGTATAAAAGACGAGAGAGTAGATAGTCTTTTATTATTGGATGTTATCCCATTGTCTTTGGGAATTGAAACAGCAGGAGGTGTTATGACTGTTCTTGTTCCTAGAAATACGACTCTTCCTTGTAAAAAATCCCAAGTTTTTAGCACATATGTCGATAACCAACCTGGTTGCACTATACAAGTATTCGAAGGCGAACGTCAAATGACTTCACATAATAATAAATTGGGTGAATTTACACTTTCCGGATTACCTCCCATGCCAAGAGGAATGCCACAAATTGAAGTAACCTATGATGTAGATGCTGATGGAATTTTGAATGTTAGTGCACTCGAAAAGTCTAGTGGCAAAACGGAAAAAATTACTGTTAAAAACGAAAAAGGTCGATTAAGTGCAGACGATATTGATAAAATGGTTGCCGAGGCCGACGAATATAAGGCGGATGATGAAGCTATGAAAAAAAAGGTTGAAAGTAAAAACGAGTTTGATTCCATTTTATATCAAAGTAAGTCAGTTTTAGATAATAAAGCACTATCTGATGACGATAAAGCAACCATTAAATCAAAATTAGATGAATTAGAAACATGGATGTATGATAATCCTACAGCCGATGTAAGTGATTTTGACGCGAAAAAACAAGAATTACAAGAATTTATTATGAAATATAGCACGATGGGCACAGAACAACCTGAAGAAACAAATGATGAAAAAATACCAACACAAGATACAGAGCCACAATATGAAGAACCTAGTATTGAAGAAATTGATTAATAAATATATTGGACAATATATAAAATAATATCTCGATTAAGATTTTTGAAGTATTTATTTTTTAATATAATATTTATGTATGTGTTGAGATGGACCTCAATTTTTTTTTCGAATATTTTACATTTCGAATTAATTGTAGGTAGATATTTTAATTCCCATAAACAGTAATTATACCAGTTACGTGGTTGGTTATCTCTCTCATTTATGTATGTGGATTGTAGATTGGTTAATCTTTTAAAATAAGAATTCCATATTCGTTGTTGTTGTTTTTTATAACGACTGATTTTTTCATTTATAATAATTCGATACTTTTTGATGTGTGTTACTTGATAATTCATTTTTATGTATAAAATAATGAATTATTTAACACATTCAATTTTGTTTAATTCACTTTTTTATCGATATGATTAAACATATCTGCATTATATATCAATTTACCGGTTGGAACATAATTTTCTGTCGAATTGTAAATTTTCTTTGAGGTATCTTCTACACGCTCACCTGTATTTAAAATTGTTGAATTTGGATTATTTGTATCTTCTATTAATTCATTCTTTTTTGAAACAACTTGTCCAAGTTCATCTACTGTAACACCTGTTCGTTTTTTATATTCACTTCGCACATAAGATGGAACCCAATTTGACCAAGAAACGAACAATGTATTTGGATGTATATAACGAATATGAAATTTATTTGTTTCTAATTTGGCTATAACATAAGCTATACAATCTGCTTTATTGTATACAGGTTCGCCAAAAATATATTCCGGAATAGTAAACCATATGTGTTGTTCATTTGTTTTATTTCTTCCTGTTACTTTTATTCTTTTATGAATACGATTTAATATTTTATTAAAAATAGACACCTGTCTAAGGTCACGTTGTTGACGCTTTTCATACAAATCATCTATATTAACATTATCTATCTTATCACTATCATCAGTAAATAAAAAGCAAGACATTCTAATATAAAAAGCTATGATAAAAAAAATATATAAATAATTTATTAGGTAATTATTTATATGAATAATAAACCAAATATAAAACATATTGTTATTTCTGGGGGTGGAATATTTGGACTTTCTGTTTATGGTACTTTGCAAGAACTACATAAACAAGACTTTTGGAAACTTGAAACTATACAAACATTTCACGGAACATCAGTTGGAACAATAATCATATTGTTTTTATTATTAGAATACGACTGGGATACATTGGAGAAATTTTTAATAAAACGTCCTTTGGATAAAATATTTAATTATGATGTTAAAAAGTGCATCGCTTCATTTGAAAATTGCGGTGCATTCGATATAAGTGTTTTTTATAAAGCATTTGATCCACTATTTAAGGGCATTGATATGGATTTAAATATCACCATGAAAGAATTATTTGATAAAACAAAGAAAGAATTTTATATTTACACAACTGAATTGAATTATTTTACATGTGATTGTATATCGTACAAAACTCACCCGGATTGGAAAGTAATTGAAGCAATATATGCTTCTTGTTGTTTACCTATGGTATTCCAACCTTTAATTAAAGAGGATAAAGCCTATGCGGATGGAGGTCTTTTCCTAAATTATCCATTACAAAATTGTTTAGACATGGAAACTGTAGATAATTGTGAAGTATTAGGTATTTATAAAGACTTTACAAATGATGAATCTGATAAAATAGTAACAGATACATCTACAATGATAGATTACTTTTCAGTTTTATTAAAAAATCTTATTAAATTTACAAATAATAAGAAAAAAATTGAATGCGATTATCAAATTTGTATAAATGATATTCCAACGACGTTTGATACAGTTATCGATTTTGCAAATTCTTCCGAATATCGTAAACAATTGATTGATATTGGTAAACAACACGGTGAGAAATTTTTAAATTCACTTATTCTCTAAGAATTCCTCTACAAATTTTTGTAGGTTATCTTCGCTTATTTTAGCATCATAATCTATACGTTTTCCGTCCTTTTTCAATATTACAGTTGGATATCCATCAACTGCATATTCTTGTATTAATGGACTGTCCCCTTCAGTACAATCAACACTAGTGCATTTTAAATTATAATTTCCTATTTTTTTTTCATTGTAATTGTTTTTAAAATTGTCCCATTCGGGTTTTGCGCGTTTGCAGTGAGGACACCAATCTGCAGAGAAAAATAATATTTCAGCATCACTTTCACGACGGTTAATATTTGCTAGATTTTCATTTGGTAAATTTTCAATAGTAGATTGAATAAACCATTTATATCCCAAATATCCGGCAACTATAAATATAATCAACATAATTACAGTTAAAATATATTTATCAAGTGGTTTGATATAATCAGTATATAGTGTAGCAAAAATATTTTTCGACATTTTATAAAATACTATTATATTTTTATATTAAAAAAATTCCTTATTTAGAAAATTTGGTGGTTTGTTTTTTTATCATTATACTATAATTATGACTAAAACTTATAAAAATAAATCACGTAAAAATAAAACTAAAAAAGTTTATAAAAATAAGGATTTTAATTCAAATGATGGAATGCTAACAAGCGTATGGGGACCTAGCGCATGGCATTTTTTACATTCCATCAGTTTTAACTATCCTATCAAACCAACTTGTGATGATAAGAAAAATTATAGAAATTTTATATTAAATATGCGAAATATTTTGCCTTGTGGAAAATGTAGAGATAATTTGTGTGCTAATTTTAAGAAATTACCTTTAAAAATGAAAGATATGAAAAATAGAAATACATTTTCACGTTATATTTATAAACTGCACGAAGCGATTAATACTATGCTTGGTAAAACTTCTGGACTTACTTATCTAGATATTCGCGAAAGGTATGAACATTTTCGTTCACGATGTACTTTAAATAAAAAAACAAGAAAACATATAGAAAAAGGATGCACTGAACCCGTTTATGGTGAAAAATCAAAATGTGTTTTACAAATTGTTCCCGATACAAAAAAATGCGATACTTTTCAAATGGATGAAAAATGTATAAAAAAAATTTAAAGCATAAATAATATATATTTTTATAACAAAGAATATATATATAATGTCTAATTCGATTAATCCTACAAAAATTGATATAGTTGAACAAGATTTAGAGGATTTGAAACAGATTGCACCTAGCGAAGAAATAGATGAGAGAGAAGAACCAGTTATTTCTCCAACATTTGATATTGTTAATAAAAAAACAATTATTCATTTTTGGGCAGAAGACCCTAATGTTTTATTACATACAGAACATGCTTTAGAGTTTTTTCCCACCGAAACTATGAGTTTTAATCAAAAGTTAAATGCTATTACACGCATTGTTCTTGTTTTAACTGCATTCTCTTATCTTACTACAAAAAAAATTAATATTATAGCAGTGTCCGTAGTAAGCATTTTATGCATTTATTTAATGTTTTATTATCATACGGAAAAAATGAAAGAAGAAGGTTTTAAAACTGTCGATGGTAATTTAGTTAAATTATATGACCGAAAAGGACCGAAAGTTGATATTGTACCCGAATTAAACAGCACATTTCAACGTAGTCATGCATCTAATCCGCTATCAAATGTATTGATAAGTGATTATGATTATAACTCAAAACGTTCTCCGGCTGAACCTTCTTATACAAAAGAAGGCAAACATAATATTTTAGAAGAAACAAAACGATCCATTCAAATACTTAATCCCGATCAACCTGATATAACTAATAAACTTTTCCAAGATGTAACCGATAATTTAGAATTAGAACAATCAATGAGACAATTTTATAGTACAGCCAATACCACTATTCCGAATGATCAAACCAGTTTTGCCGAATTTTGCTACGGAGATATGATATCAGCAAAAGAAGGTAACATGTTAGCATCTGTTAGGAATAATCCAAGACATAATTTATATTAATTAAAAATAATGTTATTTTTTAAAAATAACGCTATTTCCCAAGACAAAATATATATCAAATATATAAAAGCAAATGTCTCGCGATAGTAATTATACGTTTTACAATATTGACCGTGTTGAGGATGATAAAACAACTCAAACACAAAAGGAACTTCAAAATGATCGGTTTTCTTCTTATAGCACTACTAACTATTTTAGCGAAAATAGTGGCGAATCGCAAATTCAATTTGCAACAGAACAACCTGCTGTTATGCCTAACTCTGTAACTGGTAGCGGTGTCGGTGGTAATAATATTGATGGGGAATCATCTCTTTTACACGATAAAGATAAAGCCCGTCATTTAGGACGTTTAAATCTAATGCAACGTCAATTTACAACCGTTCCTTATTTAGGAAGAGGTTCAGTTGATCCCTCTCTCGAATTACAATTACTAGAGGGTGAGCCAATGGGTGATAAAAAAAGCACATCTACCATTATGTCTCAAAGCTTCATGGGACATACATTATATCCTACCAATCAAGACATGGAAGAACGTGTTGCCGATTCACGCTTGAATATAGAAGAAAGTGCTATGAAAGGTTGGGTTCGCGGAGGATCCGACACTCGTGTTCCAGCAGACAATGAAATTAACGGAAGACCAAGCAACAAGAGCGTTTAAATAAAAATGTCTATATTATATATAAATGGGTTGCGCATTAAAACATACTACAGGAGGAAAAAAACGCACTTTAAAGCGTAAAACAGGTAAAAGGGTTAAGAAAACCGCAAAAAAGGCTACAAGAAAAACAGCAAAAAAAGGAAAAAAAACTATAAAAAGAAAGACATTCTTCGCTCGTCTTTTTAGACTTTAGGAAATAAAACAATTTAAATATTAGGTTTTTAGATTGTTTAATGGAAATTTATAATATTTCTAACAATGTTATTCACTACACAAATGATGCAGAATTTCGTTCTTGTTTACGTTCATTATTTAATATGACTGAAAATGTAGATAAATCTTCATATCTCGACGAAATTACCCGTGATGAAATTAATTATGATTTTGAATCGGCTTCAAAAGCTATGGATTATATATTTGACGAAACAAAAGACAATATTTTATTTCAATCCTTGTATGATTTTGCTGCTGCTAAAATGTTATCAACTGATCGATCAATTGGTTTAGCCGTTATGTTTTCATATGATAATTTAAAAGATTTTCATCATTGTTTATGGGACTTTTTCACGAATAAAAATGAATTTAATGAAATGCGCGAAAGTTATAAAGCTATTTATAATAAGATTAAATAAAAGGGTTTTTATATACTTATAATATAAATGGCTTCTACACGTAATAAAAATACACCAGGAGATTACTTAGTTGAACAAACCGCATATAGACAACAAATTGAATATAAAACAAATGTTCAATATGGTATTGCTACACCTACTTTAGATGCAGGTCACGGATTAATTCAAGGTAAATTACCAGATTCGATGTTATCCGGTAATCCTAATGATATTGAATCTGAACTTTTTGGTATTGGTTCAACCAATTTAGTTACACCTAAAGGACAAGTTAATCCGGAATTAAAACAACGCCAAGCTCTTTCTATTGTTGATCGACAAATTCCTTTGATTATGCCCCGAAATTTAGAAATTCAAGCAAATCAACGTCCATTTCCTGTTCCTAAATAATTAGATAAAATTGAATGTAAAATGAAATTATTTAATACAAGTAATTAAATACCTGTATTAAAAATGCTAAAGTATCAACACGCCAACTCCCGACAAACACGTAGCGTTAAATCTGCTAAAAATGTATTCTTGATCCACAAGAAAGGCAAAAAGAATGTTGTAGATAGTGATAGTGATGGAGATAGTGATGGCGATGATGTAGTGAATTCTGAATCTGGAAAAATGAAAAAAATATCAAAAGAAAACAATCATATATATTTTCACGCAGAAGTGAATAGAGATAATATTTTCGAATTGATTGAATTTATTCGTAAATGTGAAATTGATAATATTGTTCTCGCACACAAACTTTGCACAGACCCTATCCCTATCTATTTGCATATCAATTCTTATGGAGGATGTGTGTTTAGTGCATTGACTGCGATTGATATTATTAAAGCGTGTAAAGTACCTATATATACCATTATAGAAGGTGCTACTGCATCTGCTGGAACTTTGATTAGTGTAGTCGGTGAAAAGCGATATATTCGTCCAAATGCACATATGCTCATTCATCAATTGTCCTCTGGTTCATGGGGGAAAATGCAAGAACTTGAAGATGATTTCGAAAATAACAAAGGACTTATGGACCGGATTCTTAATATTTATAAAGACAATGCGAATATTCCAAAGAAGCAGTTGCGAGAAATTTTGAAACACGATCTATGGTGGAATGTAGATACGTGTATGAAATATGGTTTGGTGGATGAAATTTGGGATCGTATTTAAAATTTTGTAATAAAAAAATCGAATGCGTCATCATCATTTATCTCAATAAATTGGAATGTTTCGGATATTTTTTTATCTTCATCCACCTCCTCTTCCTCCTCCTCTTCCTCTTTTTCCTCTTTTTCCTCTTTTATTTCCTTTTCCTCTTCCTCTTTTTCCTTGGGTTTCAAATTATACGAATCGTCATTCGTAAAAACAGACATATTTAATAAAGAAGAAAATAGCTGACCAATATATTCAAACATTATACAATATATTATATAAAACAAAATACAAATATTTAAAATTAACTTAAAAATATATTATTAATTTTATTATTAAAATTAAAATGGTAGAACTAAGTGATCGTGTAAACTTTACTATGTTAATAGTTTTGGTTCATTCATTAACATTTGGATATAGTTTTATGATGGATATAATACAAATGAATGGATGGTTCGTAGACAGAGTATTACAATATCCCCGTGAGGACCCACCGTATAATCTTGTAGAAAAGTGTTTAAATAAAAATATAAGAAACCATTTCATAATTGTTCCCTTTTCTTTATACTGTTTCGGTTATGATGCGTTTCTTTACATGGGAATGAAAACAGATTATAGTTCATGGCTTCTTGTATCTTGGATAGATTGTGGTAGAGATTTGTTGGTTTCATTCATAATAAATGATACATTATTTTATTGGGGACATAGAGCATTACATACTCCATTTTTATATAAATATATTCATAAACAACATCACCAATTTAAACAACCTATTGCTCAAGCATCTGAATGGGCACACCCAATTGAAGATATTGTAGCGAATATTATACCAACATTAACCGGTTGTTTTATTATGGGTTCACATCTTTATCTATTATCATTCTGGATTTTTCTCAGAATGTGGAAAACATTAGACGCACATTGTGGATATAATTTACCCTTCCCTCTTTCTATTTGGCGTGGGCTTCCGGGTATGGCTGGAGGAGATATGCACGATTTCCATCATGAAAGTAAGGAAGGTATGAATTCTTGTTTTGGGGCGATGAGCACCTTTTGGGATTGTATATGTGAAACAGACAAGGCTTTTTATGAAATAAAAAAAGCCTAACAAATATCAATGATATAAATAGATTTAAAGTTGTTTTCATTCTAATTACTAAGATTATAATGAAAGAACAATTATTAGACAAAATCGACACTGATAAAAATCAAGATAATGTTAACATTAGAAATATTAATTATAGTATGTTTATTTTACTAATATTAGCGTGTGGTTATTCATTTCTATTTATAAATATGGCTATGAATACAAATAGTATGAATAATAATTTAAATAAAATTATTGATGTGATGAATAAAATTGATTTAAATAATTTAAATTCAACATCGATTGATTCTATTCATAATAACATATCGCTAATAAGTGAATGTGTACTTCATAAATATTGTAAAAGAGTTCCTTCATAACGACTATTTTTCATATAATATAATATAATGTATTACAAAATAAATACATTATATCAAATAAATTTACTTCTTTTTATTATATTCTTTATATTTAACACTCATTACCTTTCCTAACATAACCAATTGATTTGAATCCATAACTGCGATACGTCCTAATCCAGGACATTTATCAAATTCGTCTAAATAGAGTAATTGTTGAGGTGCAAACTCAATTTCAGCTTGTTCACCTTGTTCCAAAAAAGGAGGAGATTCTTGCTTTATATTTCCGGTTTTCTTACCCATTTTCCAATTAATCTTGGTCATTTTACACGCAGATTTCGCAGTTCGAACATGAACACAAGGACTAAATCCAGTTTTAAGTTGACCTGGATGCTCCTGCACTGCAACCTGTGCTACAAAACTTTCCACAGGTTTAAGAATGGGTTGTTTTTCAAGTGATATAACATCACCTACTTTTACCGGATTTGTTTTCATATCGAGTCCTTTCACATTTAATCCAACATTGTCTCCTGGTACGGCTTGATCCCACGTTTTATGATGCATTTCAATACTAAATACTTTCAATCCAGTTTGACCTCTTGGTGCAATACGAATTATATCACCAGTATTTAAAATTCCTTGTTCAACACGTCCAGTAATAACATCACCTACTCCTTTAATTTTATAAATTCCATTAATGGGAATACGAACATCACCGTCGGGATTTCGCTTTGGTGGGCGTGCTAATTTTTCAAGTGCATCATATAATGTATAACCACTTACAACGGTATCTTTATTCACATTAGCGCTCCAGCCTTTATACCAAGGCATTTTGTCGGATTTTTCTACTAAATTTTCTCCTTTATATCCAGAATAAGGAATAAAAGCAACTTGTTTTGGCTTAAACCCGGCTTGCATAATCATTTTCGTCATTTCCTCCTTGATTTCAGTGTATCTCTGTTCAGACCAATCTACAGAATCCATTTTATTCACACCAACAATCAATTTCTCAATTCCAAGAAGACCTAATAAGCGTGCGTGCTGTCTGGTTTGACCCTGTATTTCACCTGAAGAATGATCACCTTTCGCAATGGCTGTTTCAAACCCACCTGTTTCAGCAGGTACCAAAAGAAGGGCTACATCAGCACATCCAGCACCAGTGATCATATTTTTTACATAATCTCTGTGACCAGGTGCATCAACAATAGTATAATGATATGAGTCAGTAAAAAATTCTTTTGTAGTGCAATTTATAGTTACACCTTTTTCTCTTTCCGCCTTATCTCTATCCATATAATAGGCAAAAGCAAAAGAACTTCTGTTTTGTAAATTGGCTTCTGTTTGTAATTTATCCATTTCACGTTGGCTAATTCCGCCAAGTTTAAATATTAAATGTCCAGTTGTTGTCGATTTTCCTGCATCAACGTGTCCGCATACAACTAATGATAGATGTTCTTTTTTTTTGTCGGACATTATATAGATTTTTTAATTCGTTTGTTTTTAAATCATTTATGTTAATAAATAATTTAAGTTATTACTAATTCAAATCGGTTTCTTAGTATCTTATTAATTAAATGATACAATAATCTTAACATTCTCCTTTTTAATACATTTACACGCAGAAATTGATAATTCTTCTCGTTTTTTACGCGTTTTTCCTGCATCAGTAGCAATTGTAATATTCGCGTTTTGTAATTCGGTAGTATCTTTTTTCTTTTTGGAAATACTATTTCGGTCATTCATATCTTTCTCAATATCTTCATAATTTTTTTTTATAAAATCAATAATGTTGTTCTCAATTGCCCACTTAAAAAAATTGAGTTGTCCAATTGTAGTTTCCATACAATTATCGTCATTATAGGGGATGGTTATTCGTTCCCATCTACAAAAAGGATCAAACCGTTTTTTTGAATATGCTTTTAGTTTCAATTTGTAATCATTATACACTTTAAACCGAGACACAATAGTCTTACCATTTCTTTCTACAGGTAATTCGTAAATAGTATAAAATTTTTTCGCATAATTGGTTACAAACCAATCAACTATGCGTAATGATATATTGGATTCACCATTAATAATATTCATCATTTCATGTAATCTGTTTTTATCACTATAAAAATCCATTAAACATTTCATTAATAAATCATTTTGTGTATGTAAATTTTCGGATTGATAGGTTCGAAGTGACATATTTATAAAAAGGTAGTCCTGATTTATTTATATAGATTTTTATTGAAAATACTTTTAATATATACGAATTACGTATATATTAATTTATAATTTTATTTTTATAATTTTATTAGAAGATAAATGTTATCGACCTGGTGCTTAATTGGAGTAAGCAACACCAGCCATACCACTCATTACGCGAAGCACGTTATAAGAGGTGGCGTAGACACGGACCTTAGCAGTGGCAGTTCCACCGACAGTGGCGGAGGAAAGAACAAGCTGAAGGGTGGCGTTATCAATTCTGGAGAAGTTGCAACTTCCAGAAGGTTGGTGCTCCTCGGGGCGAAGGGCGAAGGAGTAGGTGTTGATACCGGTATCAGGGGCACGGGTGTGGTGTTGGAAAGGTTGGACAACATCGAAGTAAGAACCCTCACGCTCGGAGAAACGGTCCTGTCCGTTAAGCTGAAGCTTAGCGGTGACGACAGGGTTCTCACCCCAGCAATGCATGTCGAGGGCAGTCTCGGCAAGGACGAATGTTCCGGCATCAGAGACGTAAGAACCTTCAGCATCAGGTGCAGCCTGATTGAAACCATCCCACTGGGTACCATCAGCACCGCTCATGGATCCAGGGTCCTGGAAAAGACCACCTGATGTGATGAAGGCGTTAGTTCCAGATGTCTCAGCAGGTCCACCGAAGGCGTGGACAGCGTTGGGAAGAGCATCAATAGCATCAGTGTAGTTGAAAGGTTGGGCACCAAGGGTCTTGTAGAGGGTCTGTCCACCTTCAAGGGAAGAACAGTAATCTACATTAGCATCGGGTTGGACAACCCAGACAAGCTCCTTACAAGGGTGGTTGAAATTGAGCTTGATCTTGTTGGAGGAAGAACCGACGGATTCATCACCGGTGAACTGAAGTTGCTCGATGAGGTATTCGTGGGGGTTCTGGGCCATCTTTCTACGCTCGTCAGTATCAAGGAAGATATAGTCGATGTAAAGGGAGGCAGCAACAAGGGATTGTTGGTAAGCCTGGGAGACAGACTGGGTTCCGGATCCGTTCAAGGTCTTGACGGCCCACAAGCACTCACCGATAGGACGGAAATCAATGTTGATCTTGACCTCGTGGTATTGAAGGGCAATAAGGGGAAGGGCAAGTCCGGGGTTGCGGCAGAACCAGAAAAGAAGAGGAATGTAAAGAGTGGTCTCAGGAAGAGCCTTGCGAGGGGCACATACCTGGGAAGGACCACCGGCAGCGGAACAAGGACCAGAGACATCAGCGAAGGAAGGATCAGTGATGTATGTAAGCTGAGTGGTGTTACCAATCATCTGGTGGTAACCTCTCTGTTGCTCAGAAGACATGGTAAGTTGGTTCCAGATGTGCATCCAGTCACCATATTGACGGTCAATGCGTTGACCACCAATCTCGACCTCAACCTGGGCGATGAGTTGCTCACCAGGGAAATCTAACCAACGGGCATAGACATCATCGTCTCCACCCATGGCTTGGTTGATCTCAGGAAGTGTAACCTGAAGGTATGTGCGGTAGCACAAATCACCATTACGGCTGATTGTGCATGTTACGCGACGGCCGAAATCAGCTTGACCAGAGAATGTCTGCTCAATAGATTCCATAGCAAAGTTGGTGTGGCGTCTGTAGGACACCTTCCAGAAAGTGATCTCGGGGGTTCCAGTAAGGAATACGTCTTGTGCGCCATAGGCGACGAGTTGCATAAGTGCTCCAGCCATTTTCTTATATATCTATGGTATAGAAAAAAAATTTGGGATTTAATTAATTAATTCATTTTTTATTCATTTTTTATAAAGCATAGTTTTACAAATATTATAACTCTTGACACGTGTTTAAGTAATTAAATTGTTAATTTAATTAATTAATAATTAATTGTTGTAAAATATTAATTGCTAAATATAAATATATAATTCTTATTTTAAGTCGATATACGCCTAAACAACGATTGGTATTTTATTTGTTATTTTTTTTTTATTTTTTTCCATTTTTTATTTTTTTGTCTGTCTGTATGCTACTAAAATAATACTTATAATTTATGTATGCTTTAATATATTCATATCAAAATTTGATTGAATAAATGTTTCGAGATATTTTTCATCAAAAACCTCCATTTTTCCTTCATGTCTTTTTGTAAAAATAAATTGATCATTTTTTCTTTTTATCGACCAACCTTTTTCTAATGCATTCATTATAAATACCATAATTTTTAATTGTTTATCATTAATATTAACCTTCTCTACATCAATATATAATGTATTCTTATCGGCCATTTCTGTATATTATTGTTATAATAAATAAACCCCCCTTTTAATGTATTGATTGTAATTCTTCTATTGTATTTGCCCTTTGTATTTCAATAAATAATGTTTCATCATCATCTGGCCTACTAATTTGTAATTCCGCAAATTTACTTCGTACACCATCTATATTGGCTATTAAATCATTAATTTTGCCTGTTATGACTGATTTGTGTTCTTCGGTCGAATAAGACGGTTTTTGCTGTTCATTGTATTCTTCTATTAAAAAGTTCATAAATATTGTTAATAAAGAACTGTTTGAAATCATTGTTTGAAGTATTACATTTGTGTTAAATGCTGGAAAATTATTATCGGTTTGTGATAAATCATCTATACGATCTAATTCGTTTAAATCATCATTAAATTTCGTTATTTCTGTTATATCTCTTACACGTTTACCATCCGTTGTTATAGTCACCAACTCTTTTTCGGAAATTTCAGGTTTCTTGTGTGAAATCATAGCAGTAAAATAGTCTGCATTATTTAATAATTCTATTTTTAATTGTTTAAAATCTTCGGGTAATATTTTTTTCGTACTATTTTTTAAAATATGTAAAAAGTATGCGAAACCGGTTAAATCTAGTTCATACGTTTCCAATATCGTATATCCTGTCTCAGTTTTTTTAACAAACGTTGCTATATCTACTTCTCCGGATGTTTGTGCAAATGTGAGAATGTCTCTTGCAAACGTAATCCATTCGACTTTTTTTTGTTTCAAATATGCTTCCACATATTTTTTTGCTTTGCCTTGATAAATTGATTGTGAAAATGCCGTTTTGAGCATCGTTTTTAAACTTTGACGACCACCACCAGATTGTCCTTCAGATGAACCATATGTTTGGTCTAATATAGTTTTTACTGTTTCTAATAAAAATCTGGTTTCAGACAAATTCACAATTTTAATCATTAAACTAGATTGTGCTTTATTCACAAGTTTTGTTTTATTTATTTTAGTATATGTAAGTATCATTTTATATGTTTCAGAAATGTTTTTATTTGTGTCGATTGCATAATTCATTGAATGTAAAAATAATTCATAATGATTAGTTGGTCTTTGTTGGGATTTTGCTTCTGCTTCTGCTGCTGTTGTTGTTTTTGCTTCCATTTGTTTCTGTTTTTCCATTTGATCTCGCATTTCTTTATCGTTCTGTTCGTACATTCTTTCCAAATCTGCTTCGGTTGGTTCTTGACCAAATAAACCGTGTGATTGTGGTTGTTGTAAAACCTGTGTTGGACCCTCACCACCTTTTTTCATTTTTTTTCGTTTTGTTTTTCGTCTTTTCTGTGTATTTTTCTTTTGTTTTACTTTTTTATGTTTTGTTTTTCGGCGTTTATATGTTTTACGTCTGTTTATCTTTTTACCACCTCCATATATTACCCCACTGCGTAAAATTTTTGTAATTGCTTTTTTACCCGAACGAGTTGTAATAATTAAATCTGTTTTAGTTGCTTTATTAAATTTAGTGTGATATTGTTTTGTAGTTAATGTATCATCTTCAATATCTACATCGTCTTTCGTTTTAATTACAATTTCATCTCCACCTATATCATCACTATTTGGTTTATCTATTTCCATATCAATTGTAATAATTTCAGTATCTTCAATTTCTTCTACAGGGATTTCTAATTGGTTTATAGAAGTTAATTCTGTTTCTCTACCTGTAGAATTATGTTGTATTTTATCATATATTTCATTTCGGGAAAATGTATCTTCAACAAAATAATTAACAGAACGATCATAGTTTAAATTTACATTCGCATTAATTCTTTCTTCCAAAACTACATCCGCCAACTGACTATATAATGTTTCTATTTGTAACTCTAAATTTTGTACTTTTTTACTAAATTTACACGTAAAAATGGTGATTTTTTTACTAGCAGCTTTTGCTGTTGATTTTTTCTTAGCTATTTTTTTAGCATCTGCTAGTTCTTTTTTTTTTTCTGCTTCCATCGGTGTTTTTAATGCTTCGATCGCTTCAACTATAGCATTTTTTTGACGTGTAATTTCGGCTGACCCAACTAAACCCGAATCCAATTGTTTTGTCTTTCCGTCGTTAGCGTCGTCGATTTCTCTTCCTACACTTGTTAAAAAATATATTTGGGTTGCTTTGTTTAAAAAACTAGATCTTGCTATGCGATTCATTATCATCGAAAAAATATCTTTTATATCAACATTTAATTGATTTTCACTTTTAACTAGAAAATCATTAAAAACATAGTTTTGCATATCGGAATAAAAATCTTCTAATAAAACTAACCCTAATTGGGTATAAATTTCACCAACACGACCAGTTAATTGTGAACGCCATGTTCGTTCATTTTGTGTTCCCGCATAAGGATTAAATTTATCAATTAATTCTTTGTTAATTTTGTTTATTTTTAATTTATTGCGAATTAGTGATAATTTTTTAAAAGAATCACCAGTTACTCCACCAGTTACTTCAATAATTTCTTTTATATTTTTAAAGTTTTGTTCTATATCTTTAACAATGGATATATTTGATATATTTGTTGATAATTTATTATTCAATTGGTGTATTTCATTATTATTCACTTTGATTTTGTCTATTATAACTATTATTTCATCCTCAGTTTTTCCTTCAATAGTGGCATGTGTGACGTTTAACAAATTAAATGAAGCGGTTATAGCTTCGATATTTTCATAAGCATTTTTGTTTAAAATGATATGTGACGAATAAATATTTATAAATGTAGAAACATTGATTAAAATGAGAAATAATGCTTGATACGCAATATCTAATCGTCCTGCATTCTCTTTATCAATTGATGTCTCCATTAAATAAGTGTAAATATCTTGAATAAATTGTTGTATAACAGACAAATACTCTTTTATTTTTTCAATAGATGAATCAGAAGATGTTTGAATATCTATATGAAGTTTATCACTTGAAAGTATTTCAAATGTTTTTTTTTTACTTTCATTATTTTTTATAGCCATCGCATGTTTATTCACAGGAGTATTTAATGTATCCGATATTTTTTTACTTAAAAATATAGTTGCTCCATAATGATTTGTAAAAATAACAATAGGACATCCATAATAAATAGCAGATGCTACTGCAACTCTGTCATAAGATAAAAATGCGTGTAACCCATTTGTTTCTCCTTTAGTTATTGAAAACATTTCGCCAATATTATCTTTTGGTTCTATTAATTGATAACTTAATTTATTTCTACAGCAAGTCACGGCTTGACCGTGATCACCGAATTTTTTAGTCATAATTTTCAATTTACCACTATGTTCAATTATATCTTTATAGTCATAATTTGTAAATATTCTAGTATCTAACGTTCCTTTTTTAGATGCACTTAATTTTACAGGAATATCATTTTCTGGTAATTCAAGAATAGATTTTGCTTTATTTGAATTTTTTTGAGTGGTAATATAAAGATGTTCTTTATTACCTTCGGGTACAGAAACAATAAAATTAACATTAGCAGATTCTATCAATGTTTTAGCATCTTGTTTATAATAAATATTTTTGTTTTCTAATTTGGCTGTTTTGGCGTAGAGTAAACACTCGTAACGAGTATACAACAATTGATTTCTAAAAATAGGTTCTTCTATATTAACATCTGTTTTTTGATAACGTATGACGGTTTCTTCATTATTAAAAGTATTATCATCTGAAAAAGAATCAAAAATAGCATATCTTGAATTTGATTTCAAATCTACAAAACCTTGTCGCACACCACCTTTTGTAAAAGGATTTGTAGAGGGTCCGGGATCAAAAATACCTGCCGCACTTTGAAGAGTAATCATTTGTGACGTTTTATCAGTATATATACCTTTTCCCCATTTTGTGATATCATCGGCCCAGTTACCATATGCTACATCACGTATAATAAATATATTTTCATCTATTCCATTAGAAACAAAGAAATGTTGAACTTGCGATGTTTGTTCATTCGTTTCTGCTGTAAAAGAAGGTGTATCGCAACTAATTTTATCATCATCTCCTGTTGAAACAAATGGAACGTGTCCTACAATATAACGTTCTTTTACCATTTTGTCGTCATAAAAATCATCGCCATATCCATTAGATTCAAATCCAGTTTCGCAATTAGGTTTACATTTTGCTTGTGATTCTGGGTTAGCCTTATGAGCATCGCTTAAAAGATAACGATAAATAAATATATCTTCATCAGTTGGACGACCTGTACCGCCAACACTTCCAGGTGTACTTCCGGAGGTACTACCAGATGTTCCACTTTTTTTATAACAATTATACCCTGTTGGTATATGTCGAACAACAAATTCGTCAATTGTATCAGGGTCCAATTCGTTAATTGTATGATGATCATGCCAAGCATCCATTTTTGCGATCTGGCACAATTTTGAAAATTTACCACCTAATGCTACCCCGAACTCATCTTCATTAATAATATCATTTGTTTTTTTTATTTTTAAAATGTCTACATCGTCTGGCGAATAATCATTTAATTCTATAACAATATTATTATAATCGGTAGACATGAATATATATATTATAAACATAGAAAACATATTATTTCTTGGACAAAAAACATAAAAAAACAGTTCCAATCATTTTATATGCTATGAGTAAAACCTCAAAAAACTCGCAAATAAAACAAATTACATCTTTAGACGAAAAGCATCAGGAAATGTTAGATAAATTTAAAAGCAATCTCATTGAGCATATACCTAAATTAAAACAAGAAATTATTTTAATAAAAGAACAAATTAAAAACTTACCTAAATCCAAAATAGATACAATCCTTGACTTGAGGGACGATTTAAAAATAAAAAAATATACAATAAAAAAATTACAAAACGAAGAAAGAGAATATCTCTTGGACAATTCACAATATATATTTGATTATTTCGAATCAAAAAAACAAATATCAACAGGGGAGCAAGCTCAAAACGTAAAGGTTCTAAATTCCTTTTTTAAAGTAAAATCAACTAAAAATGAAAGTTTAAATCCGGACAAATATAGCCTATCCAAAAAAATGTATCAAGAATACTGGAGAAATGTTAATAATGAATTTACAAATCCTCAAGACTATATATTGTCTTGCGATCAATGCACACTATGTGAAAAAGGTGAAATGGTTCCACAAGATGAAGAAGGAATTATGATTTGTAACAATTCACAATGTGGGCAATTTATTACTTACATAGTAGATAGTTCAAAACCAAATAATAAAGATCCTCCAAATGAGGTATCTTATACAGCATATATAAGATTAAATCATTTCAAAGAAATTCTATCTCAATTTCAAGCAAAAGAAACCACACAGATACCCGATGAAGTTATCGATAAAATTCGTGCACGTATTAAAAAGGAGCGAATTACCGATATGAAACAAATAAATTATGATAAAATGAGAGAAATACTAAGAAAACTTGGACTTAATAAATATTTTGAACATATTCAATATATTAATTCCATCTTTGGAGTAAAACCACCCATTATGAATGAAGAATTACACGAAACTTTATGTGTGTTGTTTATAGAAATTCAAAAACCATGGGCAGTTCATTGTCCTGCTAATCGGACAAATTTTTTCAATTACACATATACATTATATCAATTATGTACATTATTAGATCAAACCCAATATTTACCTTATATACCCATGATGAAAGATAGAGAAAAGCAGTTGGAACAAGATATGATATGGAAAAAAGTTTGCGGGGACTTAGATTGGGTTTTCTTCCCAACAGTATAATTTTTTTCTTCTTATTGTTTAATAAGAAGAAAAAAATGTATCCAGTTTTATTTCATGTAACTGGAATAGCGATATTAGAAATTTGTTTTTATTTTTATTATATTGGACCCATGGAAACTGTTATATTTACAGACAAAGTTAAACGATTAGTTGGTGAACCATTAGAATTATTTAATAATGAAAATACGTTAATGCCTACAATGCCCCCTAGTATGTTTGATAATTTACAAACTAGTTATCCAAATAACCCCTATATTAACCCCTATATTAAATATATTGACCCTTTTTTTAATAAAAATACTAATAGCACTGATATTATGAAAAATTTAGAACAAGAACGTGATGATGCGATAGATAAACGAGAAAGAAAAAATAAAGAATTGTTTTTAAACACTTTAGAATATTGGATTTTAATGACGTTTATATGTTGTTTAATATATATTTCGGTTAGATATTATAAAAATTATTATAAATTAAAAAAAACCGACGGCATAACAAACGTCACACAAAATTCAATCGATGAAGAATCATTAGAATTAGTTGAAATGCATTCTACTTATAGGAGAGGATCAATCGACGATGAACATTTAGAGACAAATGAAAAACAAATTTATAATAAAAAAATTTGCGTTCAAATATTACATTATGTTTTATTTGGTGGATGTATTATATGTTTTCAATATTTATTCTTTCAAAATGTAGTGTTAGTTTATGATCCACTTTCAATTGAAGAAGTTAAATATTTAATTTACGGTAAAATCATTCCAGAAATTGATGATTTAATAACTCGCCCAGAATTCAATTATACAATTGCATAATCATAACGCTTCTTCGTCGGTGATTTACCAAGATAATATAACTTTATCCTTTCATAAAATTGAAAGGCTTATAAATATTTCAGTCAACTATAAACAACAATATCCAATATGACTACAAAACGAATACAGAGGGAATTACGCGATTTAAGGAACGAACCTATCCCAAATTGCATTGCGATGCCGTTGGAAGATAATATATATCAATGGCGCTTCATATTTAAGGGTGAAGACGATACTGAGTATAAAGGGGGGCTCTATATGGGGAGTATTGAACTTCCCAAAGAATATCCATTTGCTCCTCCTAAAATTAAAATGATCACACCAAATGGCCGTCTTACAGCAAATGGGAAAAGCCTTTGTTTCAGTTTCTCAGACTGGCATCCTGAAAGCTGGAACCCTGCGTTAGGACTTCGAACGATAATTATGGGTGTAATTTCGTTCTTTTATGAAGAACGAAATACAAACGGTGCTATAAAATCATCGAAGGAACAAAGACAACTCTATGCGAAAGATTCGCTGAATTTCAACCGAAAGCACAACGACTATAAAGAGTTGTTCACATTAAACGCATTAGAGCGTTCACTTATGCCTACTCGGATTATTAAAATAAAACGAAAAAACATTAAAAAATAGATAAGTTATTATGTAATATTAAATAAAATTGAATATTTTTTTATTCATTGTTTTAAATGAATAAAAAATGGAATAATGAATACAGAAATATATTTGGATGATGATGATGATGATGATGATGATGATGATGATGATGATGATTATGATTATAAAATAAGAATTATAAAAGCAAAATATGATCAAATACATCCCGAAATTACGACTTGCGATAAAGATAAAAATGATATTGAGCTCAAAACAAGTAGAAGAAAAGGTATTACATTTACAAAATGTAAAATAAACCCCGTAGGATCTGGGTGTCAGATATGTTTTTCCATGGACGGGTTATTTTCGTGTGCGATTTGTTCTCGATTTATTTGTATTCGAGATAAGTTCAAGTACAATGAAGTTATATTTTGCAAATCATGCCGGTTTGATCCAGAATGTGCACCGTATATATATACACTATATAATGACGAAAATCAAAATACTCTTATGAAAAAGATAAAAACATCAATTCTTCGCGCGTTGAGTTTTGGATGGTTACATAAAAATAAAAAGTAATTTACAACATTTTATATGTTTTTTTTCAATTCAATATATGAAGCATATTATATTTTTTTATCTATTTATTATATAAATGCCATCAAAAAAAGCCCTTATAAAAGCGTTGGAAAAAGATCGCGAAATACAAGAATTACAACGTAAAGAAAAAATAAATAAAAAACAAGATGAAAAGCTTCGTAAAAATAGAGAAACGAATGAATTGCTAGTGAAAGATGAAATGTACAATGTGAATTATATAAAACGTCCATTATCGCGACGGGGTAAACGGGTTACAAATGAGTTAGCAGAAGCTTTAAAAATTAGACCAATAACTAATGCAGAACAAATTTTAAAGGAAAAACAACGTGAAATGGATGCAGATAAATTCAAAAAATTATTAGAAGATAAGAAACGGGAAGAAGAACAAGAGCGAAAAATAAAAGAAGAACAAGAATACAATAAAAAGGGGATTGTGAGTAATCAAAAATTATTTATAAAAATAGATAATGATAATGTGTTTAAACAAAAATCTGTATATGATGCATCTAATATTGAAGATGCTGTAAATATATTTAATGACGATTTACCGAATATAAATGTATTATACAGAGATTTTTATGAACGAAATTTACCAATAGTGAAAACCCAATTACCTGGAATGCGTTTAAACCAATATAAAGACAAAATAAAGAGAATGTGGAAAATCAGTTATGAAAATCCAAAAAATATGTTTCATTCTTAAGGGAAAATTGGTTCCCTTACACTGGTTCGATCCCGGTTGGCGACATTTAACAAGAAAAAATATAGTAAAGTGATTTTTTCTGTAAAAACTTTAGCTTGTTCAAATTATATATAATTAGATTATATATATATAATGCTTCAAAAATGGTCTTCCGAGGTTGAATCTTTATGTGAGAAATTACGTATTAATTGTGTAAATTTAAGTGAATATCATAGGCGTAGATATTATCATTTTAAATCATATGGTAAATATTTTCGTTTACCTATAATTATATTAGCTTCCATTAATTCTACTGCATCGGTTGGTTTACAACCTGTGTTAGCACAACCATATATTAGTGGAATTACGTGTTTTATTGGAATGGTTATGGGTATACTTGGTGCGATTGAACTTTATATGGGAATTCAGTCATCCATGGAATTGGAATTAAAACAGTCCAAGGAATTTTATTCTTTGGCCATTGATTTGTATAAAACATTGCGTTTACGACCTACTAATAGAGGTGAAGATGGGAAAGATTATTTAAATAAAAAATATAATGTGTATATAAAAATATGTGAAGCATCGAATCTATTAAAACGTAAATTAAAAATTGATTTATTAACTACCATCCCAGTCGAATTTATTGATAAATCTAGAGCAACCACTCCATATAAATTAGAAAATGCAGATGGGACAACCAGAATAATACTAAAAGAAAATAAAACTATTTGGGAATATATTTGTTGTTGTTTAGAAAATGCAGACAATTCATCCAATACTTATATTAGCGGTAATCCGAATTTAGAATTGTATAATTTTCCAAATTTAGAAGCAGGGTTAGTAGATACCCACAGAATGAATAATAATAATAATAATGATTATGATGATAATCTTTCTGAGGATGATATTGAACGTCAATATGCTGCATATAGAACAGCTGAATCATCGAAATCATTAATTGCTATGGGATATGAACCTGATAATATGTCGGTTAAATCATTAACAAACGAAGCATCTTTATTAGAACCAAAAGAACAACCAAAAGAAGAAACTAAAGAACAACCAAAAGAAGAAACTAAAGAAGAAAATGTTATATTGGAACCAGACACCTCGATGGAAGAAAAAACTGACGAAAAAATTATATCTTAAGTATTTTATCATCACTAATTAAAACTACAATAAAATTGAAAGGCCTTTTTGTTAATATGTCTGTTAACAAAAAATAACAGAAATACAATATGTCGTGGTATCGAATGACTGATTTTAAACATTTGGTGGGTAGAACGTTGAGACAAGTAAACGACGATGGGTCTATTGTGGATACTCTAATTACTGGATATGCATTAGAGTATGATGATCTTTTCAGACAAACAGATGGTCATGCAGGAAAAATGATACATACGTTTAATTTCGCTGACGATACATCATATACATTTTCGAGTATTCGATCGGTTATTGCTAAATATGGTGAAATAGTAGACCAGGAGCTTAGATGTGATGTGTGTAAGTAAAATAATAAAAACATTATAATACGAATAATTTATAAAAAACATAGTTCCAAATTACATGGAACTATGTTTTTTTACTTATTTTTCATCTCTTTACAATTTAAAGACCACCTGGGAAACCGACAAGGTTAGCACCGATACCGAAACCAGCACCACCACGAGCAGAGGAAGCCATTGTAGGAACAAATACATCAAGAACGCTGAATGTAGCAGCAGCTGTTAAAGCAATGATGATAACTTCTTCCATTTTAAGAGATTGTTTTGGGATGGCGTATGCAGCAATTGCAACCATCAAACCCTCAATCAAATACTTGAGAGCACGTTTTACGAGTTCGCTAAAGTCAAACATTCCAGTCATTGTCTAAATATAATATATCATTGGAAAATAATAATTATCAATAATAATAGATTGTGTAAAAAAACCACTTAAACACTTTTGTAAATATTCTATCATAATTATTTGCTAAATGAGTGAATCAGGATTTGAAAGAAAAAACCAACCAGACGGAACACCAAATACGAAATACGTAGATGTTTTGGACGAAGACCAAGCCATTGCTGGACAACATTTTACCACGATGTCTTTTCTTTCACCCGAAAAAATATTAACAAAGCGCGAAATTTATCTATTCGATCAATTTGTTCAACAATGGGATTTCACAAAATCAATGGGCAAATTTGGAGATTTTATCAATTTTATTTCTTATAAATACAACTTGAACGTAGAGACATTAATGGGTGATTATAATGATTTTTGTAAAGAAGAGCAAAACACTTTGCGTGAAGGTGGTGTTACCGATGATTTCCAAACCTTTTTAGATAAGAATGAAGATCGTTTAACTGAACAATTCTCACGTGAACACGGGTTCCAAACATCAGTTCGTGGTGTTAAAACTCGTGGTAATTTTTCTACACAAGAAGAAGCTGAGCAACATTGTAAAAAGATCAGGGACAAAGACCCTAATCACGATATTTTTGTAGCACCTGTCGGTGTATGGTTGCCATGGGATCCAAATGCTTATAAGACTGGACGTGTTGAATTTATGGAAGAAGAATTAAATAAGTTACATCAAGAAAAGATTAAAAATGAGACAAAGGCGAAGGATGAATTTGATAAACGTGTTAAGGAAACCAAGCAAAAGGCAATTGAAGAGAATATTATTAATGCAGAGAAATCCGGAAATGTTTTAACACAAACATTGAATGAAGAAGGTGAACTAATTGGTGTAAAGGAGACTGTTAATTTCGAAGACCGTGAGGTAGCAGATGAAGAAGGTAGAAAGAAGCACGAAGAAGAATTGTTAAACAAAGAGCAAAATAATATTTCAGCTGCTAATATTACCAATGAATTTATTGATAATAACGTAGATAACGTAGATTAAAAATATATAAAAATATGAATATTGAATTTTTTATATATTACCATTTACTAGTGTTTTTTTTAACATTAATTTGTTGCCCACCGTTTCGTTTTTTTGCTTTAGATGGGTCATAAGCGTCGTCTTCATCATCAGAACCCATATTCTTTGAAATATCCCAAAATTCTTTCGAACCCAATTTAAAATCAGGTCTATTTTCAGCTTTATACCAAAAAATTTGATCATAAAGTTTGTTTGATTTCGAATTGTTATTTATAACCAAGCATTCAAAATTTTCAGTTGTTTGATCCATTACAGATGAAAACGCTTCAAGTGAAGGAAACATAGATGCATAATTCTCCCAAATACGTTTGCGATTTGTTAAATACGGTTCACGTAAAATGAATACATAATCGATATTGGTTCTTAAATTCGGAGGTATGCCTAAAGGATATTGCATAGTTATAATAAGCATCACTTTCCAATGACGACCATTCATAAATAAAAGACGCATCATTTTGTCCCGTGTCCAGGTTTGGTCATACAAACAATCATCTAATATTACAAATGTTCTAGGATCAATTGTTGTTTTACGAAATGTTTCGATGTCTTTGTTCATCTGTTTTAAAACAGTTTTTTGACGTCTTAATACATTTTCTATAAGAATAGTACTGTATTCTTCATGAATAAATAATTTGGGAACATGTTTTGCATAAAATCCGTTTCCAGCTTCAGTACCCGAAATAACTGTTCCTATTGGAACATCTTGATGGTGATACAATAAATCTCTTACTAAAAATGATTTACCTGTATCTCTTCTACCTATCATCACAATAACGGGTCCTTTATTCTCATCGGATTTAAATGTTATCCACCTCATATCAAATTTTTTTAATTCTAATGTCGACATAATGCTATACAATCAATAGTATATTAAAAAAAATAAAATAATACGGATGGAAAACACGTTTATTTTCTACTAAAAATTTATTATTAAACGTTATACTTAAATGACTAAATTAAAAATATTGTATTCAAAACAAAAGTTAATAGATCCATCTATTTTAGGAAAACAGTCCGACCAAACAGATGAGAATTATAATCCATTTAATATAACAAATCTACAATTATATAATCCAATATATGAGTATTTTTTCACCATGAACAATAGCAATTATAATAGTTTTTCATTTAATCATAAACATTTGATTGTTGATTTACATACTATTTCGAATAATGATGAGTTAATAAAAAAACCTGTTTTTATTAAATTTTCTCCATTATTGGATCCTTATCGATATATGATTGGTAAATATGATATTCTTGATGAAAGAATTCGAACAATGCCTAATTTAAACAATGACCAAAATACTGTTTACCCTAAAATATTATCGAAAAATAACGCGTCTTATATTGATGCCTTTTTTTGTTTTTTAACAAGTATTGTTTTAAATGATTACCATGTTCCGCACGGATTAGATTATTATGGCTCTTATTTAGGTCTACAAGATAAATATAAATTAAATATAGCGGATGATGTGGAGTATTTAAGAAATTCGGATTTTTTTAACAATAATATTGGAAAATATTTTTCAATTGAAGATAATGATAACAAATCACTTATTAATCCATTATTATCTTTTAATTCCTCACGAAAAAATAAAGTAAAATTATCAATTAGTAATACAAATAATGTGTTGTTGCTATGTGATGAATTACCGGAATTAAATTTGAATGAAATTATTGATAACAACGAAGAATTAATTTCTGTTTATAGTAAATCTAGATCTTCTTCATTATCCTCATCTAGTAGTGATTCAACTACAAGTGAAGTAAATTATAGCTCCGAAGAAAGTTGTGATGAAAATGAGAATGATGATGATGATGAAGAAAGTGAAGAAGAAAGTGAAGAAGAAAGTGAAGAAGAAGAAGAATTATATGGGTATATAAATAATTTTCCAATTCAAATGATTTGTATGGAAAAATGTAACGGAACATTGGACGAACTTTTTGTAAACGATGAAATAAACGAAACAATCGGTGCGTCTATGCTAATGCAAATTGTAATGACTTTATTAATCTATCAAAAAATGTTCAAATTCACACATAACGATTTACATACAAATAACATAATGTATATTAAAACGGATAAGGATTTTTTACATTATCAATATGATCATAAAATTTACACTGTTCCTACTTACGGCAAAATTTATAAATTGATTGATTTCGGTAGAAGTATATATCGATTTAATGAACACATTTTTTGCAGCGATAGTTTTTCTAAAGAGGGTGATGCTTCTACACAATATAACTGTGAACCTTTTTTTAATGATAACCGTCCAAGATTAGAACCAAACAGCAGTTTTGATCTTTGTAGGTTGGGTTCATCATTATTTGATTTTGTAACTGATATTGACGACAATGTAGATGAATTAGACGATTTTCAAAAAACAATTTCTAGATGGTGCACGGACGACAATGGTAAAAATATATTATATAAAAAAAATGGTCAAGAACGATATCCTAATTTTAAATTATATAAAATGATTGCTAGAACTGTTCATAATCATTCACCGGAATCACAATTAGAATATGATATATTTAAACAATTTTTTTCGAATAAAGAGAAACCAAATGAAGTTATTGATATCGACAGTCTTCCCGTTTTATTTGTATAAAAAAACCATAAATAGGGTCATGTCCCCCCTATCTACATAAAATTGAAAGGCTTTTATTGTTATTTGTTAGAATTAAACAAATAACAACATTGAAACTATGCTATATTCACGCAATTTATCATCACAGGCACACACGTTCATTTCTCTTCTTAAATTTCAACAGAAGAGTGCGAACACAATACGCATAAAACGGCAGCCTAGTATTACTAGTAATTTAAATTCTTATATTAAAAAGTAGGGTTATCAGTAAACACTTGTGTAGTAGCGTTAGACAATACCTTGGATTCGGTAACTACATTAAAAAAATCACGAATTGTTGATTGAAAATAAAAATAAACATATGAACCTGATACAGCACACATTAATACTAATAAACAGTCTCTAACAATATCCTTCAACGGTTTTACATCGTCAGTAAAGTATTTATATTCAATGTATTTTGATAGACAAAAAGATAAAGTAATAATAGTTGTAATTACAAAGACGTCTTCCATGGTTTTTTTCCTAAATATATGTTAAAATGGTATTTTATCATTATTACGATAACGCATTATAAAATTGATTATTATATTGTAGTAATATATAGACCAAAAAACTTATCAATTATAATGGGCGAATATAACAAACAAATAGACAAAATCGTGGAAAAATATGCCGATCTTGGTGTAGGAAACGTTCTAAACGTTGCGGGGGCAAGTCATAATAAAGTGAATAAACGCGTTCGTCAAGCAGCAAAAGATCGAATTTATATTTTAATCAATAAACGGATTTCCTCCCCCTATAATAAAGAATTTACAAAACAAGAAAACCAATTAATTTATCAATTGGTCACAAAAACACTTTTGCATCTTACGCATTTAAAATAATAATTCTAAATACAAAATTGATTTAAATATATTTGTATAGTTTTTATTAAAAAGACAAAATGACGGAAACTATCATAGAAGGCATTACATTGAGTATTGCTTCTTGTAATGATTATGTAAAAACACTTGGCGATAAATCGGTACAAATGATTTATCTTGACCCTCCATTCAACTCAGATAGAAATTATACAATGAGTGTTAATTCAAATATTGGTTTTGGGGACAAATGGGATGACTCCAGTTATGAAAAATTTATTGACGATACAATTACTGAATTAAAACGTGTTTTAAAGTTGGATGGAACATTGTATTTTCATATTTCAGCTGCTTGTATGTTAATACCACAAATGGTGCTATCAAAACATTTCAAGATAGTCACCCCTATATTCTGGAAAAAATGCCGTTCAAAGAACAATGTGAAAAATAAATTGGGTGCGACCATTGATATCATTTTCAAATGCAATTTCAAAGAAAAAGCGAAATTCAATGTTGTTTTACAAGAGAAAGACCCTACATATTTAAAAAATTCCTTCAAAAATAGCGACGAAAGAGGCAATTACTCTCTCGGACATTTGGTTACTGAGAAAACAAAAAAAGGATATATGTATGAATTTTCGTCTAATGGATTTGTATTTAATCCCGCATCTGGATGGCGTATAGCAAAATCTGCATTGGAAAAATTAGAGAAGGATAATCGATTACATTTTCCTAAAAAAGCTGGTGGAAATTTATATAAAAAAATTTATTTGAGTGAAAATCCAGGAAAACCTTGCACTGATCTTTGGGATGATATTCATTCTATTAGTCAAGGATCGGAAGGTAGAAAATATCCTACCGCAAAACCTGTGAAATTATTGGAACGTTTAGTCGAAATTAGCACCGATAAAAATGATGTGGTTTTAGACCCAATGTGCGGTTCTGGAACTACCGGTAGTGCTTGTGTTAATTTAGAGAGAATATGTTTATTGAATGATATGAATAATGAAGTCGTTGATATTGTGAAATCAAGATTTTATACCGCTGAACATTTGTAATGGGACGCCCAAAGGGGCGTCATTTCAAATTCCAGAGCGGTATCTGACCTATGGACACTCAAAATGTCCCATTTTGAATGTCCGACGGTTTAAATTATATCACAAAAAAATTCAAATTATTATTGATTATTTTTTATTATGTGAAAATTGCTCTAAATACTCAAGTGTGTAAATTGCTGAATTAATTCCTGTTTTGATATTGATTTTGGACCAACTGTATATTCTTTACCTGGATACTGTATATTTTTTATGTTTTCAATTAATTCATTTGATGGAGGTGTATCAAACTTTATAAAATAATGTGATTGTTCACTTTTATCAATTACATTTTTATCAATCGTTCCAGCATTCACTCCAACACGACGAAATGAAATATCCGGATTGTCTGGTTTTCCTACAAATGTAAACTTGTTTGGTATTAGCTTTTCAACCTTTGTTCTTTCAATCTCTTTTTTTTCCCAAATTTGAAATACACAAGGAACATCATGTTCATTATTATCAACCAGAAATGAATTCTTTGGTAAATCATACTCAAATATAAGATGAAAATTCAAAGGCACTTTATTTTTTAAACTCTCTTTTTTGAAACTTTTTGGTAATATAAATGAGAAACTATTACAAAATTCACACGATTTTTTGATAAATTTAATAGCTAATGATGATTGCCTTCCAAATGGTGGGTTACCAACTACATGTATAGATTTGTATCTATTATTTTCTTCTTTATAATGATAATCTAAATAATCTTGTTTCATTATTTCTTCATGCTCGGGTTCTAAATCATAAAATCGAAATTCATTACTAAGTGTTTTTATACCTTTTATGAAAGAACCGTTACCTGCACTCGGTTCTACTATAAGATGATTTTTATTTATTTGAATATTATCTTTTACGAATTGTAAACATTGGTTTACTATTTCATCTTTTGTATAATATTTATCAATTGTATTTCGTTTTAATCCTTTCGTTTGTATTATTTCCATTATTTTTTATATAATATATCGTGAAATATTTAAATCAATTTTGTATTTAAACATAACAAAAATATAATTATATTTTATAGATGACGACAAGAAAAAATATTACAAAAAAAAGAACTTCACAAAAAAAACGAGGAGGAGGAGGAACAGATTTAGACATTTTAAAAACATATTTAACTACATTAAAACACAGTGTTGATTGTGAAATTAAAACCATTGATGATTTTAAGAAGAATAAATGTTTTATACCAACGTCTAAAAGTGATCAAGTGATACGTATATGTGGTACTAATGGAGTTTTTAAAGGTCCAAAAGATACTTTTTCACCACAAATACAAATATACCCAAAAGAAAATCATATTAAAGTTGATCCTCATACAATGAATTTACTTGTTCAAAGTGCTATTAAAAGTTTAGGAGACAACACTATTGAACAATATGAAAGTGTTTGTAAAGCGGATGGTTATAGTTATGCATTAAAGGGGCTTGCTTATCAACTCCCTATAGGTCGTGATTGTACAGGTGAAACTGTTTGCACACCTGATAAAAATGTTGAAGGGTGTTGCCCACCTACAAAAATTGCACGTTCAGTAGAAGATTATATTAATATAATGAATGGTGAAATTACAAAATCTCCACTTCAAACGAAAAAAGACGAAGTAACAAAACAAATTATTATCTGGATGAAATCTATTGTAAAAAGTCTTGATTTTTTATTTGAAAAACTACAATTCCATCATTGTGATCCTAAGGCTGCACAATTATTTTTAAATGGTGAAAATGTAATTGTTGGCGATTTAGATAAAGTTACATTTTCAATGAATATTAAGAATGCAGGTACAAAAAAAAGTTATCGTATATGTTTGGGCAATAGAATAGCTGCTACTGCTGCTAAGGCTGGAGGTAGTATACCAGAAAAAATGCGTTATGAAACAGAACCAAGACCAACAAATAATTATGAAAAAGCCGCATTTATGGCTTCCATTTTATTACTTTTACATAACGCAGTTAGAGGCATTGTTTGGAGTAAAATGACTGAACACGCAGAATTAAATAATTTACAACAATTTATTGATTACGAGAAATTACAGAATAAGGCAAAACAAAATACTGAATTTGCAAAAAGAGCTACTCATACAATCGCGAGCCAATGTGTTTATTCACATAATACACAATTAAAATCAGAGTTTGGTATTGATGGAACAATAGAAACAAAGAACCCAATGCAACAAACCAGATGAACCCAGTTAAAAAATAATAAACATTAAATAAAAATACGTTTTTATTTAATATAAAATATAAAATATAAAATCTAACTAGGGTGCAATTTCATTTGCTACTACATTCGTCAACATTTCCAAATTAGGTTGCTCCTCTTGTTTGGATATTTCGTCAATAATGGGATCGACCAAATTTTTCAAAATAATATCAACACGGTCTTGCTGAATTTTTAAGCATGGATAAGAGTTTTTATTTTTCTCACTTAAACCCAATAATGCATTCACACCATTGTTTAAAACCAAACGAATACGCAAATTGGTATTTTCTTCAACTCCATCTTTTCGTCGCCAAACCATACGAGATGTTTTCGCTCGACCACTTGTTTTCAAATAATATTCCCATTCATTATATCCAACAAACTCTTTGAAATTGTGTTCTTTGTGATACATCACAAAACGCCCTTTTGAGCGATCATTTATCAACACATATTGAGGATATTTCAAATAAAGTGTATCTAAAAGGGATTTAATCTGGACACTTGTAATGTGCTCAAATGCACCGTTGAAAACATCCTCCATTTCAGAGCGCATCTCTTTAGAAACTTCTTTGACGTCTTTGTGTTTTTCTTTGAACTCACCAACTCGTGGTTTAATCAAATCAGCAATTTCTGGATTGAAATCTTTTAGTTTGGATGTGTTAATCCAATCAAATGTTCCTGCGGATTTTTCATGATGTTTTATTGATACATCGAAACAAGTGTCTCCAATTTTTACATCACAATCAGCTTTTTGTTGAGTTCCACCTAAATGAGCCCATTTGGGTATATTGGGTTCAGTAGAATGAACGCGGGATATAATATGTTGATTAATATTCATAAATGGGTTTGCATTTAGTAGTGAAACGAGATCTTTTTCATTACCAACCCCTGAATGATGTACAGCTCCAGTTGAACAGTAAGGCATTCTTGTATTAAAACGGTGATTATACTTTAAATTGTTTACAATAAAACCTATCAATTTTATGTTTCCAAAAAACCGCATTACTTAGATTAGTAAAGTAAAAAAATTTTAAATCGTTTTTATAAATAACCCATATAATTTGTAGTATTTTAATTGTATAAAATATATATATAATAGAATGGAAATTGTCCATTTATTAGAAAAGGCATTTATAGAAATTGCCGATTTAATTCGTTCAAAAAATTCTATTTCATTAAGTAGTCACACGCTATCGAATAATAATTCGGGTGACGATGTGAAAGAATTGGACATTCTTTCAAATTCCATTTTAATGAACATATTAATGGATTGCAATCTTGTTAGAAAAATAGGTTCAGAAGAAGAAGATACATTGTGTGATACAAAATACAAAGACGCTCCCTATCTAATATGTTACGATCCATTGGACGGTTCATCAAATATAGATGTGAATATAACTACCGGAACAATTTTTTGTATATATAAATACAATGATGATGGAACGATAACAAATGGACATAATATCGTTGCTTCTGGATATTGTATTTATGGGGGTGCTACACAATATTTGCTCGCACAAGATGATAAATTAAAATTTTATCAACTTTCACCAGATAGTCACCGGTTTGAATTATTGAATGGTAATTTACGTATAAAACAAAAGGGATCTATATACTCAATCAATGAAGCAAATAAAAAAATATGGACCGATGATCGATATGAAAAATTGATTGAAAAATGTATTGATGAAAAATATACGTGTAGATGGGTCGGGTGTATGGCTGCGGACGGACATAGAACTGTTATCAAAGGGGGTGTATTTGCCTATCCTGGTAATAAAAAAGATATTTCTGGAAAAATTCGATTGTTATATGAAGGATATCCGTTTGCACATATCTTTCATATTGGTGGTGGGTTTTGTTCAAATGGTGATGTTAATATGTTAGACATACCTTTTCCTCAAAATATTCACCAAAAAATCCCTATTATATTAGGCGGTAATTTTGAAAAAGGTTTATTTGATAATTTAACAACCTAATATTCTATACCAAGGGCGGGTTTGTTTTACAGGTACAAAATGAGATATATTTTCAGGTATTCGTATATCATCTTTTTTTAAAAAAATTGTTAATTGTTTTTTACACGCAACACATTTATCAGTATAACCATAACAATCTTCACATACTTTGGTATTACATTTTTCACAAATAAATAATTTATCACAATTATGTTTATAAATTGCTTTATAACAATCATCACAGTAACATAATCTATCTTTATTTAGGGTTGATGCAATCGGCTTTAATGCCGCGCGTCTCGTTGATGATCTGTCTTCCATTTACATATAATTATATAATTATTTTTATCTTCTTTATAGTAAAAATAATTACATCAATTCTTCTGCTTCCAATACAATATTCGCACTTTCAATATCATGTTTTGCGGGTTCATCTAAAACATCAAAACCGGTTAAATCCATCGCATCTGTGTGTATTTTAATACGTTCATCGTCGTCATCATCCGTCTCTTCGTCTTCTAACATTTTACGTTCAAGAGAACGCGAAACACTAATATCTTCTAATCGTTCTAATGTTTTTGGAGCATCGATTAATTCTTCTCTATTATCTGAAGACATTGCTGAATCTAAATCATTAAATGTTAATTTTGTAACAACTTCTTCATCATCTATATTTTTTATTGCTGGTGTAATCGAAACCGGTTCAGCTTCTTCTTCTGCTCTGTTCTGTGCCTCCTTATTTTCTTCCGTTTTTATTTGCTCATTTGTAATTTCAGGCTCTTTAATATTTTCAATTGTAACTACTTCCTCATGTTCTTCGCTTTCATCCATATAGGCACGAATAATCGATTCTGTTGGTATACTTTCACGAATTGTAGTTAAAATCGCCTCTTGAATTAACATTTCCATTTCACGTGCATTTTTCTGTGTTTGCATAGGGGAAACATTTTTTTCAAATAGATAGACATTTTGATATAGTTTGCGCGCAGTTTGAATATAAACACGGTGAATAAATGGATCTAGCTTCGGAATTGAGATATCGATCTTTTTTTGTTTATTTCCTACACGAATACACGTTAGCACTTTTAATTGAATAATATGAACACACGTAATCAAATCTTCTAAATAATTACAACCTGAACGTTCGATAATACGGTGACGTTCTTCCTCAATAATAACCGAATTCCATTTAGGAATTCTTGATAGAAGGTTTTGGAAGGTCATTAAATATTTATTCATTTCATCGGAATCAAGACAAATTTTCCAGGATTCTTCAAAAATGGATTTAATACCGTCTTCGACTAAAGGGGTTAAAATACTCACTAATCTACTACACCATTCATTTCGGGATTCATGCAAGTTTGAAATAACGAAATCGTCCATTTACATACTATGTCTAAAACATTATTTTATTTATAACGAACTAAATTATGTTTTTTAAAAAGATAAAAAGAGTAAATAATAATAATTTTTCACTTCTATATTCCGATTTAATTTTATGAAAATACATAACCACCTCACTTATTTGTAACTGTGTAAACGAGTGATTTTGTTTGATCCAATTTATAAAATCTATCGTTGAATATCCATTTTCATAAATGATATTTGCTTTTTCTATCCATTCTTTTTCTTGTTTATTAAAATCATTTCCTATTTTCTCATTAAACCACTGTATATATTGTTCATCTTTTCCATATGTTTGCTCTAAATGGTATTGATGTAAATTTTGTATTTTTCCGTTTTCGTCAATATTATCGGGTATATATATTTCACAAAAACGTGATAAAATTGGATTTAACATTTTATGTTTATTTTCTACTACAATAAAAAAACGCGTGTTATGACTAAATTGTTCTATACATCTTCGCATTGCTGATTGGGCATCTATTGTTAAACTGTCTGCATTAAATAATACGATCGTTTTAAATTGTATTCCTCTTGTCCCCTGGATATTCGTTTTAGCAAAAAATTTCAATTCATCACGAATAAATTTAATTCCCTTTCCATGTGCACAATTCACATACATTACATTTGTTCGAATAATTGATTTGTCTTCATTGTATATTTTATTTACAAAATCATATACTATCGTTTTTTTTCCTGTTCCAGACGAACCATGAAACAAAAGATGAGGAATTCGGCCATTTGCTATAAATCCATCTAATTTTTTTTTTATATTTTGATGAATTGGTAATATTGTTTGATACGTTTCACTCATTATTAGTTAAATAACTTTTCACATTTATATAATTTTTTTTATAACATATTTATTTGTCTATTTATATTATAATGAAAACTTTACGTAAAAGAAATATTACACATAAAAATCGAAATGGAAATCGCAAATCACGAAATCAACGTGGTAATAAAAGAAAGACACAGAAAGGTGGCTTGTTTGGTTTCAGTGGTAAAGAACAACGTGCTAAGGTTGAAACAACCGGAGGAATACAGTCAACTATGATAGAATTGTTTCATCAATTAATGAAAACTTATATGAAATTTAAATTGCGTGGAAACAACTTTACATTACCAAAAATGAAAGACCATTATAAGTCTCTTGAAAAAACTTTTGCTGGATTAAATTATGAAATTCAAAATGACCTTCAAATGATTTGTAAACATTATGAAAGTGTATACAATCTACCCGAAGTATTAGGACAAAAGAATTTTAATAGAATTCAGGGTATTGTAGGGGATGTTCAACGCGGCGGAAAACCGGAGGCACCATATTATGAGCCACATGTTAGTGTGACGAAAAGGGTTACAGCCATCGAAGGATCACATGAGAAACAGGTTATTGCAGATCAACCAACAATAGCATCAATACCAACACCAACACAAACTCTCAAACCAGAATTCGCAAAATTATCACCCGAAGAGTTAAAACAAGTAAAAGTCAAACAATCTGAGAAAACATCCGACGACCAGATTACCACTAATATAAAGAAATATACAACCTATTTAAGTGAAATAGATATCGCAAAACATCCACATGATATCTTTTTAAAAGACGAATTTATTGATAATACAGTTTTATCGAAAATATTGATACCATCCAGAAGAGCACAATATATTTTAACCACTTTTGAAGAGAAGAAAAAACGTATAATAACTTTATGTTTATGTTTTGGATATTTTATTAAAAACGGCACTGGTGTAAACACAGCAAGTGTATTTGGACAAGACGGATTTAAACCTACCTGGACATTTACACGTCACGGTCCATCTTGTAATAATTTAATAAGTGATTTTAGCGCCGGTGTTGGGTTGGTTGCTAAGAAGGTTTCTGAAAGTTATAAACATAAAACGATGGAACCAAGTATAGCGGATGGTGGAATTAACCGTTTAATTATGTTTAAAGGACAAAACTACGATCGTTTTAATCCGACAGATAATTTTATATTTGTATCTTCATTAATAAGAACTTGGATGACTGCTATTATTTTATATGGTATAAAAAAACATGAACAAGGGCCTAAGAAAACGTTAAAATTAGTTATATCACCTTTTTTAAAAGAACATTATAAATTGTATTTGAAATCAGGTAATTTTCCCGAGAGTGTAGATAAACAGGTAACAAAAATAATCAATTTCTTAAACTATTTGAATGCTAAATTACCCGGACAATTTCAACTACCAGACAATATAGAACTTTTATTTCCTAATTCTGGTGCATTTTTAACACATAATATAGATTTAACAAATAGAGATCCTAAGACTGAAAAAATAAAATATAATCCACCTTCAGAAGATATTAAAAATTTTTATAAATTAGATGAACCCTTGGTTGATAAAGCTAGTTCGGCAAAAGTATTTGCTAGGATTGATGCTAAAAGGCAATTTTCTCGAGATTGGTATCATGAATTAAATTATGCCTATGATGGTGATATTGTAGATTTTGTAAATTGGATTTCTATACATAAGCAAAAACTAATTGACGCGGGTGCTGTTAATTTAAAAACATCAGTTAATGTTGTAGCACATAGTAATCTAATGAAATCGGGAGTACAATCTATAGATAGAGTGTTAGGAAAAACAAAAATGTATGATTATGGTAATAAAGAAGGAGAAGACAAAAAATCAATTTTTGATACAAATGCGTGGACCCTAATAATACCTGCATCTGATGTTACAAAGATTAATCCAACTCAACATATGATAAAAGGAATTCCAAAAAAGGATAAAAAGAGTGATCCTACATGGACAGAATCAACATTGTGCAATACTAAGGGTGCTGCGAAGGCTGATGCTGCGAAGGCTGCTGCATCGACGGTTATGATGAATAAGGAATCTGATGAACGATTTAAACGACAAGTTGATGATCTTAAAAACAGCGCGAACAAGCTAGCTAGTTATGCAAATAAAAAAGGAGAGATTTAAACAATAACCAAATAATATGAATTTTTTAATTAAATTCACATTATTATAGAGCTTCCAATACGTCATTTATTGTTTTTTTAAGTGTTTCAATATCAAGTTTCAAATATTTTTCAACTTCGGTATCATTCATATTCTCTAATAATTTTCCAAGTGCGTCTTGTTGATTTACTGAAAACGAATCAAATAATAGAATTTGTTCAGCAGAGGCTATATCCGCTAGATGGTATCTTCTTTCCTCAAAATTTTTAAATTTTGATCTATTTAATTCTTTATGGTCCGCTATAGAGTTAGGTGTGTTTTGAATTTGTGTATCAGTTGATATTAAGAATTGTTGAAAATTTTCAATTTCTTTATCACTCATACCTTTTGTTATATTACTCATAATTTGTTTAATCTTTTCGTCATTTATTTTGTCCAAATCATCGATCCCTTGTTTTTGTAATACAATTTTTAATTCTTGGCGCTTTTTTTCAAATAATTTATTCTCATTTTCCGTGAAATACTCTTGGACATTATATATATAATTATAAGTGACCAAATAAAATAATGTTAACACTAAACAATGGAATAATACAAAATACATATTATATTTCAATGGTATTTTTACAAATAAATCAGGTTGTAATAGTATAAATAAAAGGAAGGTTGCTCCAAATAGTATGAGTTGTTCTTTATTCATTATATATTTTGTCCACATTTTTTTAAACAAAATTGAATGAATTACCAACTAATGATATATGATAAACATAATAAACCGATTTATATAAATAATAACAATGACTAAAATTAAACGTGTTGTTCAAGGAAAATCGTTTCGTCTCATAGATTTTCATATCTTCAACAAAAAAGGTGATATTGGGGTTGATAGTGATGATAATGATGATAAACCTAAAGTGAATGAAATAGATAATTTCATTATCCAAATGTTTGGTATAAATGAGAAAGGCGAGACGTGTTGTTTGTATCTTGATAACTACAAACCATTCTTTTATGTGAAGGTAGGCGAAGATTGGGACAAAAACGATGTGATTGAATTAAAACAT